CAATGATCGATGCATCGCCCCCCGCCGGGGGTCGATTCGAGGAGGTTTTATGGTAACCGCAACCGAGTTGGCTCGGGAGCTGAAGATCAGCCAAAGCCGGCTGACCGAGCTTCTCCATCAGGTCTATGAGCCGGCGCAGCGCCCGGGTCGGGGCAAACGATGGGGATGGACCCCCGAGGAAGCCGAGGAGCTGAAGAACCGCCTCCTCACCATGATCCCGGCTCATTGGATCATCGAGCCGCCCCGGATCTTGACGGATGCCGAGATCGACGACCTGGCGAAGGAGTTTCAGGATGGTGGGCCGGTCAGGTGCCCCGAGGGGGTCGACGTGGATCAGGTGCTGGACCAGCTCCGCACCAGGCACTCCGGACTCCAGGAGGTTCACGTGGCCGAGGAGACCAAGGCTGACGGCATCATCCTGATGGCCTAACCTGAACCCCCAAGGGCCTGCCTTCTACGGAGGGCGGGCCCTTCCCCTGTGTGTCGCGCCCCTGCATCGCGCATCATCGCATTGCGCGCAATCGCTTCGAGGATTATCTTAGGGAAGCGTCACGTCGATTGGGCATGCGAGCTGACATAATCGGGCGATCGTGCATCGCCGCATCGATTAGGGATGAACTGAATGATTGCCCTTCATTCGCCTTGACCCTTTGCCCCGTAGCCCCTAGCATTGAAGCATGCCTCACTCACCGAACCACCCCAAGCCGATCGGCCTCGAGACCGACCTCCTCAGCGACGCCGCCTGGGACCTTCGGGACTACGGCGAAGCCTTCATCCACGAAGACACCGACTCTGAGAAGTGGAGCTGGTGGCTGCGACGGTACGAGGGATTCGCCGAAGACGAGTTCGAGATCAAGACCCTGGCGACCGTGCTCCACATCTCTCTGAAGGACTGAGAACATGTCTACTACTCGCATCGCCGGCATCCTGCACCGACTCTTCGATTACCTCGGTGAAGACCAGTGGGACCTCGGGGAGATCATCGTCGACTTCTGCGACGGTGCCAAGTTCAACGACCCCCACACCGAGGGACTACTGATGGAGCTGGTGAACGAGATGCCCGACCCCGGCAACTTCACCGTCGACGACCTCGCCGAGGAGATCCTCAAGGTCGGCACAGAGTACGCGGTCGGGGTAGCCAACGACATCCACGACATCGAAGCCAGCTGAACACAACCGGGCCCCGCACTAAGCGGGGCTCAGTCGTGTCAGGCCTGGGGGTTGTCTCCGATCGGGCGGGCCCGCATATGACGATTCTGGGGCCCCGGCGGTTGCAGGATACCCATCTGCAGACAATACTCGAACATGCCCATGAGATGGGTGGCGTCGTCGAGAGCGTGATGCTCGCCCCCCTCTTGCTTGGGCATCGGGGGGTTACCGGCCAGGTCGACGACCTGCTTCAGATCGTGGGTGAACATAGGCATGCCCGACGGCAGCTGAGACATGGTCCCGAAGATCTGACTGAGCACGACGTGATCATAGTCGGCATACCAGGCCCACAGTCGCCGGGTCATCTTTCGGTTGAGCTCGAAGAACATCTCCAGCTCATGACGAATCTCGATGCGGGATTTGACCGATGGATGGCTGTGGTTCAACCCGATCACCTGGTTGTCGTCCATGGTCAAGGGGAGCTGCCTGAGGACATTCTCTCTCATCCAGAAATCCCCGTTGGGGCCCGGGTCGTTCCACACAGCCATGAAGTCGAACTCGTTGCACACCGCGTAGTAGCTCCATGCAGCAGTTCGACGCCGGATACCGATGGAGATGAAATCGATCGGCTGGTGTGGACCACGTTCCCAGAACTCGGTGTCATAGAAGTAATCCTCGACGATGGCCATTAGTCTGTGACCTCCTGCGGCTCTGTGCGTTGCTGGGATTCGGGCGTATTGAGTCTCAGTTCAGCGATGATGCTCAGCGCTTCCTGCGAACCGCAGACTACCCTGCAGACGCCGCCGGCTCGCCTGATCAGCTCGTGAATGCGCTGCTGGGCCTTGCTGACATTCCGACGTTTCTCGGGGGTCTTGGTCTCGAAGGCCACGAAGCGACCGTCCACACATGCGATGATGTCGGGTAGTCCCACCATCATCAGGGCACTACCATGGATCTTGAAGGCGAAGACTCCCCGTTGACGAAGCTCGGTGATGATGCCTCGAGAGATCGCGGATTCTCGTTGTGTTGTCATTACCAGCCCTCTACAGAGAAGGGCGGCCCGACTATCTATCCTTTGACCGAGGAGAGTTAGGTAAGTCGGGCCGCCCAGGTTTTGCTGACCGCGGTGTGTGCGCTCCCCCGAGCTCAAGGATAAATTCCCGCGGTCGAACTAAGTGAATCATCTCATCTCGGCCTATGAGACGTCAACGATGAGCTCGGGAGGGGGGTGAGATTTTGAAGACGATCGCTCGCCCGGGAATCAGATATCGTCGATGTCGAGCTCGTCCAGCTCGTCGTCGGTCACCTCGGGCTCGGCCTTGCGCTGGCCGGGGATGCGAGCCTTGGATGAGGCAGCCGCCTTCTTGGCCGGGGCACGTCGACGGGGCGCCGGCTCGGGTTCCTCCTCTTCCTCCTCTTCCTCCTCCTCTTCCTCCTCTTCCTCCTCGTCGGAGTCCTCGGGCTCCTGGTCCTCGTCCTCCTGGTCCTCCTCGTCCTCGTCGTCGGGGTCGCTGCCCGGGTTGTCCTCGTTCAGCTCCGACGCGGGGAAGACCTCGGCGATGACCGACTGGAGCTTGCCCTCGTACTCGTCGTCCTCCATGGTCACGCCGAGCGACTTGCCGACGATCTTGTTCGGGTCGAGCCGGACCTTCTTCTTCGGGATCGCGACACCGCAGGCGAGGAACAGGTTGCGCAGCTTCCAGAGCTGGTTCGCCTCGAGCTTGCAGTAGTACGGGTAGGCACGGCCCCGCACCGACTCCAGCGAGATGACGTACATCCACTGGGGTTCCTTGGTGTCCTTGACCGGACGGTCCTCGACCCGGGCCACCTTCGCCAGGTAGTCACCGGCGGGCACCCGCTTCTTGTTGATGCCGGATTCGCTGCGATCCTTGACCCCGGAGAAGTCGAGAACTGCGGTTGCGGCCTTAGCGGCAGCAGTAGCCATGTGTTACCTTCCTCGGTCAGCCCCATGGTGGGGCATGTATCGTTGAGCATGCTATCGGTAGGTGTGTGGGGTGATCAACCCGACGTAGCAAGCGCCATTCTCAGTTAGGCCGCAGCCTTCTTGGCGGCCCGGACTGGGAGCTGACCGGTCTGCATGAGACTTACCAGCTTCGGAATGGAGGGGGCCTTCACCATGTCGGGTAGAGTGAAGTCCGATCGGTATCCGGTATCGTACTTGAGTGACTCTCCGATCCAGAGTCGACGCTGGGCGAGCATCTTCTCGGGATCCCGAGGATGCTCGATCTTGGCAACATAGAGTCGCCCGATCACGTCGACCAGGGAGTTCACATAGCCCCTGACCCCCTTGGGCAGATCGGGGACGAACTCAGCCCCCTCGGTCTCGACATCCTCGTCTTCCTCGGAGTCGACCACCTCCTGCATCCGCTCCTGGCTGGTGAAGACGACGCCCTGGGGGAGATTGTGGAAGTTGGTCAGCATGGTCTTCATGACCTCGCCAGCGCGGCCGTAGTCCCTCTGCTGAACCTGACCAGGGATCCGGTCGATGGATCGTTCTTCCTGCAGTCGCATGGTGTACTTCAGCGCCATGTTGCTGAGTTTGGTGAGACCGTCGACCGAGACCCACTCGTAGGGATGGTCACCCGAACGGAGGTAGTTGTAAGCCTCATCCATGTCCTCCCATCGCTCGATATGCCAGACATGGGGGTTCTTGGACTGCATGAGGTCAGTCCCATGCTCCGGGTCGAGGACGAGCGTCTTCTCCACACCTGCACTGACGCTGAAGGTGGTCTTGCCCTTCTTCTGTCGTGCGTAGATGTGCAGCTTGGGCAGCCGCTTGATGTTGGCCGGTCGCTGGATGCGCTTCCGGGCGATGGCGTTGTAGTCCTTCTCTGCCATGTTCCCTCTCAGTGTTCGCAGGCCGAGTGAGACTGGGAGTTACAGCCTCGGATCCTGCAGGGTGGGTTGTGGTCCTTGGGCTCGTCAGATGCGTCGTCGTCACACCGCGGGCATATGGGGGTCTTGGGCATCACGCACCTCGTAGTTCTCCGGGGCGAGCGATCTGAAGTGCACCGATGTGACCTTCTCCATCGAAGATGCCAGCTGCCCAAGCCAGCTCTTCTCGGAAGTCATGCGCCACGGAGCTCACCCGCCCTGTCGTGATAGTAATCCTGGGGATCGCCGACCTTGTAGTTCTTCATCAATGTGCGGGTGTTACCCCCCATCAGTTCGATAGTGCAGAGATCACGGTAGCTGCAGAATCGACTGCACTTGAACGGGTCGACATTGCGCTCTACGACGTCACGCTGATGGAATGGATACTTTGCCATCCGCTTCGCCGTGTGGTAGGCCTCGCCGGCGACTCGCTTCAGCATGTCGTCGTCCTTCTCCAGGACATCGCGGCGGAAGAATGGGGAGAGCTGAGGTTCGCCGGGCACGTATCGCTGAGCACGAAGTCGACGCTGCATCTCGACATCCTCAGCTCGAATCCGATACCCCTCTTCTCGCTTGAGCCGCTGCACTTCGCGAGTGAAGGTGAGGTAGTCAGTCTCCCCAAGCCGCTTCGAGAGCCGGCTACCATTCTTCAGCATCTCGGGTGTGGAGGGTGTCTTGGCCCGCAAGTAATTCCAGATGAAGCCCTGTACGGGAAGCCCCATCTTCTTGGCTGCCCAGAGATACAAAGCCGACTGAGCATCGAGCAACCTGAAGGTATGATCGGGCAAGTTGCCGTGTGTCTTATGGTCGGCGATCCAGAGACCGAATTGGTTCTCGATCAGAGCATCGACCTTGCCCCGGTACAGGGTGCCATCTGGGAATTCCGCTTCCAGCGTGAACTCGACCTCGTGGACCTTCCAGGGGTCATTCGCGTAGTGCCAGACGTAGGCTTCCATCATGCGGTAGCATTCCGTTGGCAGATCACCATAGTGATCCCTCTCCTCATCCATGAGCTCGGCGAACTGGGCACTCAGCTTCTTGTGCATGAGCTTCCAGTCTCGACCGCCGTGGTGCTCCTCGAGAAGGTAGTGCATCCAGGTACCGCGCTTCAGTGGCTGCCCGATGATCCTCGGCTTGAGCCGGTCCACTTGCTTGTACAGCGTTTGTCGTGGACAGCCACGGAAGGACTTGATCATGGAGTGCGTGACAACGTATTTGCCAACACTCTCGTCATAGTAAAGGCCTGGCACCTTATCTCCTCGGTCAATGTCGTAAGACGATGCTATCGGCCGGGGAGATTACTAGTCAATCTTAAGCGGAATGACGATAACCCGGCTCGTTGTTACGGGCGTCCTCAGACGTGAGATGCCAGCCGAAGCCGAACTCACACGGGTGAGCTCGCTTCTCATCATGAATCTCACGTCGAGATCGCAGTTGGATATGCTCTAGCAGTAGCTCAGCCTCAACTCGGTCACGAAGAATCTTCTTCTTGTGCTGAGGGCAAAGCCGCTTGTTACCGGTGCGGGTATGGCGCTTGGACATGGTTCACCTCCTTGGCATAAGTATACCATCTCCCGCACCGATAAGCAATCACTAGGCTACTTTCGACAGATGCTGGTACGAGGGGTGATTCTCCGACAACCAGTGGTTGAGGAGGTCGGGGTCGTAGATGACATTGGGATCCTCTACCTCGTGGGCATCGCCCCAGTGTCGTCCCACCTTGAGGTCAGCCACGATGGGGATAGTGAGGATTGTCCCGAACTTCTTGCGTAGGGGTACCGGATCTTCCATCGTATCCTTGATGATGGGCAGGGCTCGCTCGAGCTCATCATCTCGGATCTCGAAGTTGATGGCGTCGTGTACTAGGCCGAGACAGTGGCCAGCGATGCCCGCCTCTCGGAACTTCTGGTTGATGATGGTCATGCTGAGAAGAGCCATGTCACTGGCAAAGCCCTGCACGGGCGAGTTGATCGCCTGTCGCTCCGCTTCAGCCTGGACCCCCTTCTCGGGCGAGTGAATATCGGGCAGGTGCCTGATTCTTCCCAAGGGGCTCTGCACCCTTCCGTATCGCCTGACAAGTCGGCGCTGACGCTCGTGCCATCGAGGCAGGTCGGGGAAGAGCTCGAAGTAAGCTCGTCGGTAGGCCTGAGCTTCCTGCTCATTGAATACCGCGCCGTAGTTGTTGAACGCGGTCTCAATGAACTTCCGCCAGCCCATACCGTAGAGAAAACCGAAGTTAACCGGCTTACCCACCTTCTTGCGAATCTCCTTCGTGACCTTGGCCTTCGGCAGACCCGTCACCGCCATCGCAGTTGTCATGTGGATGTCCGCGCCCTGCTGGTACAGGGCAATCATGTGTCGCTCATTGGCGATGAACGCGGCGATCCTTAGCTCGATCTGGCTGTAGTCTGCCTCGACGAACGACCAGCCGTAGGGTGCCCCGAACATACCTCGGATCAGCGGATCTCGAGGGACCTGCTGAAGATTGACGCCGCGAAGATTCGCCTTGCCCGAGATCTTGTCGGTGGTGTCCTTGCCCGAGCTGAGTCGACCAGTCACCGTGCCGGCGAGCTTGAAGGTCGTGTGCACCCTGTGCTCATCGTCATACATGACTTCGTAGGCGTTGAAGAACGAGCTGAGGTTCTTCTGCCAGGACACTCGCTCGAGCATCAGATCGATCACCTTGTGTGGATGATCCTTCTGTAGATGAAGGAGGACATCCTCCGCCATGCTCGGGTCGCCTGGTGAACCATCGGGCTTCTCCTTGCCTCGTTCGAGGACCGGCAGCGCCATCCATTCGAAGAGGAACCACCGCGCGAAGCGACTTGCGTTGAAGTTGACCTCGAGCTTCTTCCGACCCTTGGAGTCCATGGGCCAGTCATCCGAGTCGGGGTCGGGGAGGTACTCCTTCAACTGGTCTTCGATGCTGCGGAGTTTCTCCTCGACCTTGGGCTTTCGCTCACGCAGCCGGTCGATATCCAGCCAGACTCCTCGGCGTTCCGTAGGCACCAGATCGCGGCTCGCGGGCATGTACAACTTCGTCATGATCCGCAGCAACCTAGGCTGCTCGATCAGCTCCTGCTTCAGCTGCTTGTACAGGAGATAGGTGTAGTATGTGTCGAGGAAGTTGTACTCAGCGACCTCGGCGAGGGCCTCGCTTAGCAGATCCTTGGTGTCGATGCCCCAAGGTGGCACTCCCAGCCTCGCCTGGGCGTTCGGCTTCAGACCCTTGGCGATGTTCTCGTTGAGCAGGTGGATCGCCAGCATGGTATCGAAGGTGTGGTTCATGTTGACACCGAAGTGAGTCAGCCATCGGCAGTCGAACTTGCCGTTCTGAGCGACCCCCTTCGGAATTCCCTCGAGAGCCGGCTTAAGGAACTTCAGCACCGACTTCCAGGTCGTCTGGAACGGCGACTCAGGGTGGTACAGGGGCAGGCAGAACCCGAAGATCCTGTCGCGCTCCTTACCAGTCTGAGCGTCGAGCTCGGTAACTAGGCAAGTACCCGCCATCGTGATGATCTTGGCGTTCGGGTCGAACTCGCCGAGGTTGTGAACCGTGGTCTCGATGTCGAAGCTGATCAGATGCGTCTGCTCGAGAATCGTCTTGAGCTTCTTCAGCTTTGTCTTAGTGTCGATGAAAGCCCACTTCGGAACCTTGACCCCGGTAGCCTTGCCCAGGTAGGTGTTCGCGAAGAGCCGCAGATCAGCCATGTAGCCAGGTCGCTGGCCGGGGTTACGGTTCACCGCCATCGGGGAGATGGTCGGGATGACGGTGTAGCCGTCCTTCTCGAAGAGCTGACCGCGGTACTTCGTGATGCCGGACTTACCTGCCGCGGCGTTCAAGCCTTCGTTACCGAGAGCGAGGATGTGTGTGGGCTTGACCTCGGCGATCTCCTGTTCGAGATATTGCCGGCAAGCCTTGACATGGGCGTTACTGGCGCTATCCTCCCAGTTCACGCACTTCAGAGCACTAGTATAGTAGACCCGCTTCGGGTCGAGGCCAACCTCCTCCAACTGCTGTTCCAGCGCGGTCTGATTCTTGTCCGAGTTCGGCATCTTGCCGATAACCATGATGTCAGCATCGCGCGGACCGTCACCCATGACACAGACAGCGGCTGCATTACGATGCAGCTTGCAGTCACTGCAGTTTGGATTACCCCTCATAGCTCCACCTTATCACTTCCAGACCTGCCTCGCCCAGGCGCAGGAGACCTTCCATGTCCCTGTGCTCCTCGTACCAAACCACGCGAGCTATGCCGGCATTGATGATCAGTCCAGCACAGTTCAAGCAAGGGATACGGGTGCAGTGGATCTCGGCGCCATCAGTTCCCACACCATATCGAGCCGCGAAGGCGAGCGCGTTTGCCTCGGCATGAACCACGTTCTTGCAGGGCTTCTGACTGTTGCAGCCCTCCATGTGATCGCTGTTCAGCAGGATCGGCTCGAAGGGATCCGGCTTGCAGTTGCACCCATGGTCGCAGTGCTTCATGCCCTTTGGTGCCCCATTGTACCCGCTAGAGAAACTGCGCCCGTCTCTCGAGACTACGGCTCCGACCTGGGCTCTCGGACATGTGCTCTTGGTCGACCAGGCGAACGCAGTCTGCATCAACACCCAGTCGGTCGAGGGTCTCTTGCCTGGGTCCCATGCCCACTGAAGGGGAAGCGTCATCGGAGAGCCTCCAGGAGCCGTCGGTTCTTGCCGCTGACGTACTGATGGGCGAGGTGCTTAACCATAGGTCGATCGCCGGCGAAGATGTGGAACGAGCCGATGTGCATGGTCAGCTCACCCATGGTCAAGCTGCCCTCGTGCGGGAGCTGATCCCGAACCCACTGCCCCAGACGAATCGCCATGTAGACATCGTCCTTGAAGTGGCGCATGAAGTCGCAGGCTCGTATGGTGTAGCTGACGTGGAGTCGTCCCTCGCGGATCATGAAGTGGTACCCGATGGTGCAGGGCACTCGTTCGCCGTCGGGCGCCCCAGTGTCCTCAGGAAACCAGACCGGCAGGTAAGCCTGCCTCGTCATGGGGTTCTTGATCAACCGCCAGACCACATCGTCGAGGTCGCCATACTTGAACCGGATCCCCTTGGTTTCGCACCACTCGCCGTGTGCACCGAGCTGACCCAGACTCGCTTCCCAGTCACCTGCGTGCTTGGGCCAGAAGCGCTCAGGGTATGTGTGGGAGAACATCCCCTTCTCGTTCACGTGCTCGACGTGGCCCGCCTGGGCGAACGGCCACCAGCCACTGGAGGGTGGGGGGTTGAGCGGCTTGCGCCCGACTCGCTCCTGGAAGTGATCCTCAGCCCAGGGCAGGTTCGGCGAGATGTCGCGCTGCGCCCCTTCGATCGAGTCGGGCATCCCGAGCTGCAGGACGGCTTCCCTGATTTCCCAAGTGACCTTTGAGGCATCGCCCTTGATGTCGCGCCCTTGCCATTGCCCAACGTCGACGGGCCGGGCAGCGCCCAGGAAGTCCTGGTACATCTGCCCGACCATGTCGGCGAAGGCCATGTTCTGGTAGACCTTCACTGTCTTCCTACTCCGGACTGTAGTATTCGACGTTGTCGAGAGGGATGTGCTTACGTCCCACACCCTTGGCGATGACCAGCTCTCGGGTCATGGCATCGAAGCGCCAGCCCTCGTCGTCGAGCTCGTACCAGCGTTCACTGCCGTTCAGAAAAACCACGCGCAGGAATCGCTTCCTGGGCTTTGGCTCCTGAACCTGAATAGCTGGCAGATCTTCCAGCCTCATGATCTTGCCCACGTCGATGAGTGGTGGCTCATCGGGTTCACTCGTCGTCGTCATCATCGTCCTCATCTGCGCCGGGTACGAAGTCGCCCCCGTACTTGATCCCCAGGGGCATCTTGATCGGGGAGAAATCACAGTCACTGATCATGACTGAGGGCAGCGGCTGATATGCCTTGAAGTACTCCTTCTGTTCCCCCTTCTGAGGCCCCTGCTTGTAGTAGGACCAGCCCTCGAAGGTCTTGGCCTTCTCGTACCCCAGGACCTCGGTGTGCCACCGCCGACGAATTCGTCGGTAGGTGTTGTAGGTCATGTCGCCGAGAGTCTTGCCGTCGCGATCCTCGATGCGAACCTTCTTCAACCAGTCCCTGGTCATGCTGAGTGCCGGGGCTGTGTTGAGTAGATCCATGTCCTCGGGATCGAGCCTACTGGGTCCCGCGGTGAGAAGTTTACGGTAGACTCGCCGCTGCTCATCGTCGGGATTGCACAGCAACCAAGCCATCGACTTGAAGTTGTGCCACTGGATGGCCTCGTTGTACCAGAGGAATGAAATGTCTTCGACCCTGATACCCATCTCACGGGCCAAGTACTTGCCGGCCATCCATGCCACGCTCAGGTCGAGAGCGCCAATGTAGCCCAGGTAGGACGTCCGCGAGTGCAGAGTGATCTGTGGCTTCGGTTTCGCCTTGTAGCTCAGCGTCAGCATGCAAGAGCCCCAGCGTCGAGTCTCCTTGTTGCTGTGGCCCGTCGCGGCCCCACCTCTCGGCTTGACGATGTTAGTGCGCAGAACAGCGATCCCGCGGCCCTTGGTCCCGATCTTCGTCGTGCATTGCTCGATCCACGCTTGCAGCTGTTCGGGGTCCAGGTATTGCCGGACCATCATGGACCATCTCGACTTGGTCAGCCAGAAGGTCTTGAGGTCCATCTCCCAATCCATGGACTCGGCGTAGCCCATTACATTGTGGATCTGGACATCGACATTGGAAATGACGTCGAGCTCTGAGGCCTTCGCCCAGACCAGCGAGTTGATCATCTGCTCGTGGAGGGCGGTCATGGTACTTGCTCGGTAACTTCTCATCAGATCTTCTCGTTGAGGTGAACCATCAGAACGGCGAAGGCCGCCGCCCCCACTGCCATGAAAGACAGAAAGGTAGCGGCGGCAATCGCTCCGACAGTGTGCGCAGTCTCCCGGATTTGCTGCATCCGTATGGAGCTGATTCGGCGCGACACTGTTTCCCCCTTGGGTGTAGAGCTGGTCAGTAGGTGCCGGCGAGACGGGTGTTGTTCTTCTGGTGCATGCGGAAATAGGCCCGGTGCAGATCCTCCGCGGTCATGCCGGCCGTGATGCAGAGCTCCACGAAGAAGTGGAAAGCATCGCCGATCTCATTGACGAAGGCGTCCCGGTCGGTCGGGTCGAAGTTCAGCTTCCAGGGCTTGCCCTTGAGCTCCTGGAGTGCCTCGGCCAGCTCGCGGGTCAGGTAGCCGTACAGCTCGTGGATACGAGCCTGAACCTGGCGGCTGTCGAGATTACCCTCCAGAGACTCGTCCACCACCGGCGAACCGTTCGCCGCCTCTCGGTCGTGGTACTTCGCCATGAGGTGTCGCTGGCCCTCGAAGATCATCTGGAGAGCATTGACCACCGGCTGCTTCTCAGCGGAGAGACCGGCGCGCTGCCGGGCGGCGTCCTCCGTCGTCTGTCCCGGAATGAATGCCTTCGGTGCGAGGGAACGGGAGGCGGACTCGGTCATCGGTGGAAATCCTTCCGTCGAGCTTGAAGTTGACCCAGCCGACAATGTCGTCGAACCGAGTAGTTTCGTAGTTGTACAGTCGCCCCACACCTCGAGTGAAGTCGAGGGTGGCACGGTTGACATAGGCGGCGTAGATCGCAGCGATGCGGCTGGCGACTACCGAGTTGTCTGTGTCTTCTCGGGCCACGTTCGCACGTACCGTCCGGATGTCAGGCAGGCAGTAGATGATCACCGGCTTGCAGCCGTAGAACAGCCAGAGCTGCTGGGACAGCCAACTCAGGTCGCAGAAGCTGGGATCCTGTCGAGGCTTCAGGATCGGGCCGTAGATAGGTTCCGAGATCAGCCGGTGACGGTCGAAGATGGTCGGCTGGAACCCTCGTGCGACGTTGTCTTCAGTCCACTTCACCAAGTCAGTCATGGCGGTGGTATCCGAGGCAACAACCTTGTCGGCGACTGGGAGTCTGAGCTCCTGGGCCAGCTTGTTCACGAGAGTGGATTTTCCACTCCCATCGGGACCCTCAATGATGATCACAGCGTTGTATTCCTCCTCGGTCGGGGCGGTTATGTAAGATCGTATACCGCCGCAGCTCTAGCCGTCAATGACCAAGTCAAGGCGTCATTCTCGCAACAGACGTTCCGGTGCACGCATGATAGCCCTGGCGACGTCCCCGTCTTCCTGTAGGGTCTCGTAGAGCAGTTCATCGACGGTATCCTTGGCAATCAAGTACATGTACGTCGTACCGATTTTGGACAGAGCGATGCGATCCTCAAATTGCTGGTACTGAACATAGCTCGGCGTCAGGCTGTACCAAATGCAGATTGACGCGGTTGACAAATCGATACCCTCCGCAGCCGCAGCAGGCTGTGCAACGAAGCATGCGGGGCCCTCGTGCCTACGAAACCTGTCGATTGCCGTGTCACGATCTCGGCGCTTGACGCCGCCCTTGATAACGAAGCAGTCAACCTTCATCTTAGTACACATCTGCTCGACCGCGGCAAGATCACCCTTGAACAAAGCCCCCACCACGACTTTCTCGCCCGCTTCGAATAGGTCAGCCAGCAGCTCGAACATAACGTTGTATTTCTCGCCACCCACACGAACAAGGCGACCCTCGGGAAACTCAGGCGAAGGTTCCGTCTTGGCGAGGCCAGATGTGATCTGTCGGAGGCGTAGCGTCTGAACCAGCGAGATCGAGGCGACCGTCAGCTCACCCGTGTGGATCTTGGCTACCATCTCCTTGGCCATCTGGTCGTAGTACGGAGCCGACTCGTCCAGCTCGATGGGGATGATCTGGTTGCGCCGAGGCGGTAGATCGAAGCAATCCTCTCGCTGGATAGCGAAGGCATCGTTGTGAATCAACGCATGGAGGTCATCCTCGTTCTGATTGCGGATCCATTTGGACCAGCCACCCATATCACGCCAGATGCCGTAGGTAGCTTTGAACTCGGAGAAGGTCATGGGGAATCGGTCCGGGTACAAGAACCGCCACTGTGACCAGATGTCGAAGATGCGCTTCTTCTTCGTCACAACGGTACCGGTCATGATGACCCTGTAGTCCGCGACCTTGCCCAACTTATGCATCATCCGAGACTTGACCGCGGTCGGCGACTTGATGCGGTGAGACTCGTCCAGGGCGATCAGATGCGGCTGCCACCGCTCGAACGCTTTTAGAATGTCGTAGCGACCACCACGGCGTCGAGAACGGATCTTGTTGCCGTAGTCATCCTCACGCACGACAGCACCAGGTGTGGAGAGCGCGTCGTAGTTGATGATCACGAAGTCGAGGATATCTCGACCGATCCTCGGCAGCTGGATACCCTTCTTGCGGGCAGTCTTGTCCCAGACCGTGACTCGATAGTCGAAGGGGCAGTGCGCGGCGATTTCTCGTTCCCACACCCCGATGACTGAGAGCGGGCAGAAGATCAGTACCCGCTGGACTTTGCCGGCAAGGTAGAGACACGATGCGTAATCGATCAGCGTCTTGGTCTTGCCTGTCCTAGGAGCCATCAGGAGTGCTCCACCGAAGCCCGTGCTCAGCAGCTTCTTGACCGCCTTCACCTGATGGTGGTAAGGTCGAGTCTTCCACTTGTACTTAGTTGCCATGCCCTTCCTTCGTCCATACCAGGTCCGTCGAACCCGATGTATCCCCCCATAGCCATGTTTGACTGCGTCGGGGACGAAGAATTCCGTTTCCATAGCTGACCCTATCATGCCGAGAGGACCCAATCAATGGACCAGGCCCTCACGGAGAGAATGAGTCTACCGCCAGTCATTCTCCGGTACCGACCTAACCGTCTTCACCCTGCGCTTAGCCTCGTCCCACACCCAACGAACCGAGAGGAAAATCTCGCGGTACTTTGCGGGGCAGCCCTCATCATCTAGCATATTGGACAAAGTCTGTGGTGACCCGGGCTTCGGCTTGTGGCAGGCTGGGCAGAGCCACCACCCCAGCTTGGAGCCCCTGATCGACTTCTCCTGTCGAACCGTGCAGTCGCAGAGCTTCGCCGTCTTTGAGAACATGGCGACAACGCGCATGCCTTTCCCGGCTTCTTCGGCAGCATTGATCTGCGCACGCATACGGTCTGCGCTGTCGTTGCTGTCGACCTCGACCAGCAGATACCTAGGCATCTGAGTTCCTCTCCAAGTATTCCATCTCATCGTCCAGGAGATTCTTCAGTGAAGGCTGGCGCTTCGCCGCATCCTTAGCTTCCTGGATGATCTTTTCCCCGCTGATGTCAGTCTGGTGATGCATGACCGAGAGCCAGTGCTGGCGCTCCTGCCTACACCTTTCCTTGATTTCCGCCCTCGCAGCAGTCAGAGTAATGAGATCGGTGTACTCGGGGCTGAAATTGGGATGTGACCGATGACGGATCACGGGAAACGCAGCGTCGTCGTAGTCAACCCAGAACTCTTTTACCATGCTCTTCCTCGGTCAGTGGGGCGGTGATGGGGCAATACTATATGCTGCGCATTTGAGGATCAAGGATTCTCGTAACCGCCTGGCTGCCTTGACGATGCTGCCGGGGAAAGATATATTCTGCCTATCGCCTCACCGAGGGGCACCTGATCATGATACCGAGTTAGGGAGTACGACATGGCTGCCGCCACCACCGCCCGCCGACGCACCACGAAGGCCGCGAAGCCCGCCCCCGTCGAGGAGCCGGAGGTCGAGGAACTGGAGGAGACCGACGAAGACGAGCTGGAGGAGATGGAGGAGGACGAGGTCGCCGACTCGAAGCCCTCGAAGACCTCCGCCGCCAAGCAGGACGTCACCTTCGGCATCCGGGATCTCTGCGCGCACATCAAGGAGGAGACCGGGAACGACGTCGACCCCCGCGCCCTCCGTACGCTGATCCGCAAGATGGCCCGCGAGGAGAACCCCCGAGTCGACCGCGAGATCAAGGCCGGCAACCGCAGCCGCTACGACTGGTCGGGCCCGAACGACCCCGAGGTCGTCGCCATCGTGAACGCCTTCAAGGCCGGCGAGCTCGAGGAGGAGAAGAAGGCCAAGCTGGAGGCCCTCAAGCAGCAGAAGGCGGCCAAGAACGCGGCGAAGAAGAAGGCGGCCGAGGAGGTGGCCGAGGAGGATGACTCGGAGGCCGAGGAGCCCGCCCCGAAGCCGACCGCCCGTCGTACCGCTCGGAAGACCACCACCCGCACCCGCCGCGCCGCCAAGCCCGAGCCGGAGGTCGTGGAGGACGACGACGAGCTGGACCTCGACGACGAGGACTGAGCCGGCCGATATCCCCACTAGAGCTCGAGTTGCAGAAAGCCCAGTTCTGCGCTCGGGCTCTAGTGGTGTGTAACCAGTAAAGCCCTGGCTATTCATTGCCCCCACTCACGAGGTATGATATACTCATCACGTGGATTACTACTACCGCGATGGGCACCCTGTGGGGCGGGCAGGACGACGCCCCGGCTATCCGCTAGCCCAGCGGTATCGAACCCATGCCCTATGCGGCAGACAACTACCGGAAGGATACCTAGAGATGGGTAACAAGCCCAAGCAGCCGCCGAACCCCGGCAAGCCCCCCGGTCAGGGTCCCGGCAAGCAGGGCCCGATTCCGCCGGCACCTCCCAAGCCCCCAAAGAAGTAAGCTCTCGGCCCCGCTTCGGCGGGGCTGAGTTGTGTTGCCTTGACCCCCGTGGCACAAGTTGATATACTGGGCTTACCAACTAACGAAGGGTTCCACACCATGATGATGACGCCGAGGCTCGCCGCCTATCTCTACGCCATCATGAGGAAGGTCAAGAAGGGGGAGTACGTCGAGGCCCTGATGAAGTGCCCGGAGTGCGACCAGGAGATTGCGAACTGGGACGACGCGACTAGGGACACCCACATCGTCATCAAGCAGAAAATCGGGGACACCAAGTTGTATTACTGCGTGGTGGGCTGCGAGGGTTACTGGATCGTCGACCCCCGGACCCTCGGTTTCGAACGCGGTAACTGGTCGCCCTCCTGGGAGATCATTAAGAAGCGCATCCTGAGCTACGCCGAGGACAAAATGGGGTGGGATCTCGCGAAGCTGTCCCTCGAGCCCGACAACGCCGAGGAGCTGATCGAGCACATGAAGGGGAACACCGAGCTCGACGACGTCGACCGCGAGGACATGATCCGTCATCTCGATGACGAGTTCATCACAACTGAGGGGGACATCTAACCGGCCTGGCCCCCTTATGGGGCCATCGTCGTGTCAAGTTGCAAATGCCTGTAATGCCTTGACTCCCGTGAGGGGGGATGATAGCTTATTGCCATGCCGCCCGATCGGGGCTGCACCGACCGAGGAGTTATACTATGGAAGCCAAGAAGGCCACGCTGACCGAGGTCCGGAACTTCTTCTCCGCCAACGGCGGCAAGCCGCTCACGATGGCCGAGCTGAGGGAGATGAAGGACGACCCCAAGGGCTGGCTGCAGATCCAGGAGGGCATCGGCAACGGCAGCCTGACCTACTGACCCACTCGGTCGCCACTGGCCCCGCTTCGGCGGGGCTCTTTGGTGTGTGGGCTATCATATCTGTCCGTATGACTTCCCCTCGTCAAAGATTCGATGCGCGCCTCATTCATCGCGCCCCCATTGCCCGCCCCTCGAGGAAATTCCCTAGCGCCTTCCAATGGTGCATCATCGCGCCCATCGCGCATCGCTCAATCGAGGGCAAACACAAAGATACCCCCTCCCGGCAGGGCCATGGAACCGGAAGGGGGATATCAGCTCTGTGGGTCAGCCTTGTTCGGCGAACCAGTCTGCGGTGATGGTCAGTGTCCGAGCAGTACCAGCCACGTCGTTACACCGAAGAGTCATACCAGTGCTGGTGATAGACGAGGCTCGAATGATCAAAGCCGAGGAGTTAGACGGCAGTGAAGTCAGCACCGCCACTACCCGAGGTGTGGAGGAGAATCTACCCGCCGGGAAGGTGACATTGACATCCACCGAGGACGATGCCGAGAAGACAAAGGTCTCACTGCCAGTGGCTCGAGCAGTTGCCACATTAGGAGCAGTCAGGTTGCCCACTACCACCAAGGCATCATCGGTCTTCAGAGTATTGGCCGCGGAACGATAGAGGTTAGTGTCCCGGGCGGTCGAACCTCCGGGTCCCCATTCGTTCAGGCCATCTGCGTAGATCCGGTATCGATCGACTGTATCCCCGGTGACAAGCGTGGCGAATCCCACACCTGAGGTGGCCGATCGGGTGGACTGGTAGGTCCCCGTGAAGTTCAGGCCGATGGTGTTGGCCCGGCTCAGTACGAAGTCAGTAGCAGTGGAACCGCCCGGACCCCATGAGAGTGCTCCATCAGCACCGATGGTAAGTCGACTGACAGTATCTCCGGTCACTCGGGCATTGAATACCACAGTACCAGCTGAGGCAGCCTGGGCGATGGGGGCAGACGAGAAAGTCTTGACCCCAGAGATCGTCTGAGTACCAGTCAGCGAGGTGAAGTTGTTGTCGACGTAGTCTTTCCTGGTCAGGTGACCCGATGCGGTCGGGGCAGCCTGATTGCTGATGATCTGACCACCGACCGTCAGTTCCCCAACTGCTGTCCTAGACAGGGTTACATCAGCTGCCCCGGATCCCGGACCCCAGCTTACCGTACCAGCCGCAGATACTGATATTCGGTTAGCAGAATCACCCGCTACGTAAGCCCCATAGGCTACGTTGGAGGCTCCAGTGGTCTGAACAAGTACTATCGAATTGGTAGGAGAAGAAGCAGTCTGTTCAACGAACAGTATGATCTCATCCACAGTCGATTTGATGTGAGCTGTCTCACCCCCAGGAGCAACTCCCACACCAAGCTGGGCAGTCTGAAGCCCAGAGGTAAAATTCTTGACCCCAGCGATGGATTGACCTGTTGTGAGATCCACCCCACTGTGGGTGTGGTCCTGACGAGCCAACAGGGTAGAAGTACCTACTGCGCCCGTGCCCACCGCGGGGGGAGCTGAAGAAGCTAGGCTGAGTTGAGCCGAGGGGATCTTAGTTGAACCATCCAGCGAAGCCACTCCGCTAGCTGCACCGATCCTAGTTACCGCGACGTAGGTACTGCTAAGGTCAGGAACCTGAGCGACCGGCACTTTGGTGGTAGCATCGAGGGTAGCAACCCCGTTAGCCGCACCCTTTTCTGATGTAGCTATGGCTCCTACATCAGAAGCTGCCAAAGTAACGGAGGAGGTGCTGTAGCCGTTCACCGAGGTGATCACGCCGGGAGCGCCCTGGGGACCCACTACCGGGATGTATGTAGGCGCGACCTCAGTCGGAGTGATGTCGGCAAGTTCTACCGTAACACCCGCATTGTAAGGCAGGGCTATGTTATAGGTTCGCTGCCTCTGCCCTATGATCTTTTCGGTGACCGTGTACAGCCACCCTGTGGGGTTTTCGCCCGCCTGATCTGTTGAGATCAGCTCGATGGTAGCTTCACCGTTGACATCCAGAGTGGCGGTCTCGGTGCCGGCGACGATGATGTTCTCGTTGGGGAAGAGAATGGGCGACGGGTTCGGGGTGAAGGTCAGACTGCCCTGAAGCGGGGTCCCCGTCGCATTGGGCTCCACGAATTCCATGTGGATCGTAGTGGTGTTGAGGCCCTGCGGTGTGGGCATCATCCCTCCTTAAGTGTAAGCGGGGCCCACCTCCCCGCCTACGTCAGACGCTCTTGCTGCTTGAGGCAGAGTTCTTCACGCCCCGGTTTCGAACGACGATTGACTTGGCCATCGACAGCATCGCTGCGATACCTGCGACCACCCCAGCTACTAGGATCTTTCCCAGCTCGCTCCAGTTGGTCGTTGCATGCGCACCGGCAAGGCTGGCTACGAATGCCTGCCAGAAGGTAGACCAGGCCCGTTCCCGGAAGTCCTTCCAGAAGACTCGGGCAGTCTTGACTACCGTCTGCCATCTCGAGGGCTCGCCGGGACCTGCCGGCTGGGGTACTGTGCTCATGGTTCTCCTCAGACGTTGGGGACCTTCAGCTTGTCCCAGGAATCCTTACCAGGCCAGCCATCGGCGTCGGCACCAGAGTAGCCGAGCTTGCGCTGCCACCAGGCATAGGCCTGACGATCGGCCTCGGTCCACTGAGAGCCCGGGCCCACCTTGTAGCCCTTGTAGCCCAGCTCGATCAGTCGCTTGCCCATGGCAGTGATAACCCGAGAGTTGGGCTTCTTCTTGAACCAGGCCTCGCCGGGGAACGGTTCGTACCTCTTGGGGGTTTCAGAGGTGCCGGCAATGATCTTTGCCAGGCTGATGATCTGAGGGAACTTGATGGAGCCGGGGTCGCCGTGGGTGTTCTCAGGAACGTGCATGTGGCCGCACACGCCCTTGAAGTCATTCCACTGGTCGAAGGTGAGCCGCTGGCCGCCCTCATTGGCGTAGGAGGTCGGGTAGGTCGGCCACTTGGCGGGGCCGGTGAGCGGGACGCCGTGGTTGGTGTGCATCCAGGCGAGGAACTCGGCAAGGTCGTGAAGAGCCCAGTCCGGAGCTTCTGACCAGTAGATGTGGGCGACCCCGGCTCGGAGCCAGCGCTTGTGGGTGGCCGGGTCGCAGGTGCCGACGAGCTCGACCTGGGACACGTTCAGGGTATTCGTCTCGACGCCGCCGCGGAGGTTTTGGAGAGCCCGGGAAGAGGTCTCGATGTCGAAGTGCTGGTACCACCTGAGCCGCTTGTTGCGGAAGTCCGGCACCGCCGTGAGGTTCGGGGCGATCGATCCGCCGTTGTAGTCGGGCAGCGAAGTGCCCTCGGTGGTGTGGAGGCAGATTACGTTCACCTCCATCTTGTCGCCACCGAACTTGTCCTGGAACCACTCGGATACTGAAGCACCCGGGTAGCGCTGAGGCCCTGTCTTACTCATGACCCTTCCCCTTTGTACGATTGATCTTCCACACCTGACGAGTGTGGTGCATGAATGCCACTGAGACTGTGAACCAGAGGCCTGCCTGGATGTACCTCAAGGGGTCCCAGTTGGAAGCGAAGTCAACGAGAGTAAGCCATACCGTGATTATGCCGGTGAAGCTGATAGCTCCAGCCTTCAAGATCATGAACCGGCCAGTCCAGGTCTTCCACCATCTGCCTACCGCAGTCCAGGTGAGTATGAAAACCGCACTGGTAACCATCGCGGCGGCGCTCCCCAAGCCGTTCGCTACCTGGCCTCCGGTCATTCTCTGCCTCCTTGCATGGCTTTGTTTATCAGCTGGGAGTAATGGTTTTGCTGATTCAGAACTTCCAGCCGATTTACCAAGCCGTTAACTTCTGATCGCCTCGAGAGCACGTGCTTGAGTTCTCGCTGAGCTTGACGGACTTCAAGCTTGGTATCTGACTTCTCAAGTTTCACCCGCTTCCTAAGGAGAGGCCACTTCACGATGCCCCTCCTCTTCGCTACCGGAGGCAGCTTCCTGGAGACTCATAAGGACTCGTTCCGTCGTATGCCCGACTGTCATCAGAGCCGTGTTCTGTGACAGTAGCTCCGAGTTTACAGCCCTGAGGTAATCAATGGTTGTGTCCTTGTCCCTCATTCGATCCTCGTGAACCGAACGCGGAATAAGTGTCCCCCGGAGGAGCATCAGGATGGCAACTGCTAGAATCCCTGTTGCCCCGATCGGCGCGATCGGCAGGGTTGTTACATCCATGGTTTCCCCTTTAACCCTGCCCTACTTCAGTTAAGCAGATCACGACCCCTGCGGAATCCCGTCCTGCCGACCTGACTGGGCCATCAGGTCCTTGTTGGCGAGCTTGAGCTCTTCATTCTCCTCCCTCAGTCGATCGATCTCAGCTTGCTGCTGGTTGGCAACTGCGGTGTACAGCACCAGCTGCTCCTGGAGACTAGACTGGACGTCCCTGAGTATCTGGCGATATGCCTGATTGACCAGGTTCGGGTCTACTTGGATGTCCATGGCATTCCTCAAAGGTTTGATCCGACAGCGTATGATATCAACTGTCGCTCAACTTTCGACTCCCCTTGCTCAAATGCTCATTCCCGTGATAGCTTAGGAATGTTTACCTTGATGCCCAGGGCATTACCCAACTTCTCGGCAGCAGAGGCTTTCTCAGGAGCTGAGGTCGTAGGCAAAGATCCATATTGATGAATCCACCTCAGTACATCCACCTGCTCCCTGACTCGCTGTATACGCGCCTGGTTAGGGGTGTAGCCTCGTCGGATGGTGTCCAAAGCCTTGTTGTTCTTGACCTCAAGACTGACATTCGCCTTGTTTACCCGAGCCAAGTGGGCCTGTAGGGCCTGGCTGGTGCTCGAGGCATTCTTCAGTATTACCCCGTCATCCTCATAACGAGGCCCGGTAACCGGGTCATCGACCATGGGCATAAACGGCTCATGTAGCACGAGGGTAAGCAGAGTATCCGTATCGGTTGGATCCACACCATACTCCGCAGCGCGTACGTCAAATACCGCCCGGGGCATCAGGTGTAGGACTCTGTTGCCATCGGGCCGTATCATAGCTACTTGCCAGCAAGGTGTTTCACCGACCTGGATCTCCTGAACTTCTTCTACATCCCACTTCTCAGCCATTATCCCGCCTAGATCCTAAAGCACCAGAAGTTGACCCGCATGCCCTGAGTATTGTTCCAGGCTACTGTAAAGTTAGTGGTAGTCTGGGATTGGATTCCCCATACTGTGGGAGTTGCACTGCCGAAGTTGCTAGCCACGCAGGTTACCACCGGAGCGGGAGCACTCATCATGGTTGCTCCGTAGGTAAGTATTATAGCCACCGAAGCACCCACCAAGACGCTGCCCGTGTACAACCCCTGGCTGGGGTCGGCTACGGAATAATTCTCCCACTTTCCGATGTGGTAAGTCTTGTTCGATGACATATTGAAGAACTGGCCGACTGACAGATCACTTTCTTTCCACCCGATGCGAAGATCTGAGTCATTCATGGTGGCAAAGCCGCCAGTACCAGTTGCTCCAGTACTATAGCCGGCGAGGAGACCGTCTTTAGCAGCCCAAACATAGCCTCCCCAGGTCGACTGGTCACTAGCACGGATTACTTGAAGGTAGGCTCCCCCGTTAGTCATCAGAACTCGTGACTGTACCTGAGTCCCACTAGAGTCATAGTTACTGCTGAATACACCAGTGCCTACTTCTCCACTAACCTCGTAAGCATTCATGCCGGCGTATTCGGTACCCGTCGAAGGGTAGAACCTGATCTCCGGCAGATATGCACTAGTGGGGTTGATCTCGATCCGCTTGCCGGAAGTACCAGACTTCAACTGACCGATGATGCTAACTGAGCCATCCGCACCTGCGAAAGCCACAGTTTGAGTACCAGCGGCATTCCAAAGACCGAAGCCCCCGGAGTTTAGCTCTGCTCTAGCACCGGTGTTTGCCGTCTTGATCCTAGCTGACAAGGTGATGTCTGCGGTCAGAGTACCCACCGTCAGCTTACCAGCACTAACGTCAGCGATCTTAGCGTTGTTGACCGCCAAATCGGCGATGAGAGCATTGGTGATAGCTGCCTGCTGAATCAGCAGGGTGTCGACCTGACGCCTGACCTCCAGTGCATCGATCCAGATAGTACCGGCGGTACGGTTCTGGGTGATCAACCATATCTCAGCGTTAACCACATTCGTCGGGGCTGTTTGAGAGACGTTCGTGACTCGGCTATGCCAGATGTTGTCCTTAGCTGCAAAGCCGCTGTCGGTCAGAGTATAGAAGACGTTACTGACCGCACCCGTGTTGTCTATGTACTGACCCGACTTGTTAACCCACTTAATAGCCAGGGTCAGCAAGGACCCGCTAGGCACATCACTCGTTTGGCGATAGTCGGCAGCGCCAAACACTCGCTCCCCAGGCTTGACCGGAAGGCTTCCCTGAAGCAGTATCGATTCATTTGACGAGCCCGCCCAGGCATCACTGCGCAGAGACCAGTTGCCATTGGATGATGTGGCATTGTCGAAGGTCAGGTGCTGGGTACTAATCAGCGTGGTTCGAGCTGACCTGACATCCGAGTTCTCGAAAGTACCATCGTCGATCAGGTTACCGACGTCACTAAAGGTTGTCTGTGCGAGACCTACCTGGCCGGTACCTATCTCAGTCGAGACTACCTGCTTCAGCACGACGTGGCTAGTCGAAGTAGTATCCGAGGCGGGACTACGATTACCGGTGGTGTCAAAAGCGATCAGCTTGACCCAGTACTCAGTACCGTAGGTCAGGCCCTGAGTGATAGTAGTGGACAGTACTCCTGGGGGCAGAACATCTTTCTTAGTCCCCGAAGAAGGCGTGAAGTCCGAGGTAGAGACATGAACTTCCACACCTGCGAGGTCAGCCGGCATCGCCGAACCGGTCGAGTCGAGGCCCGACCAGACTACCCGGAGAGTGCCTACATTGCTAGTGACGCTGGGCGCAGCCGGCTTTGCGGGAGCGATGGTGTCGCCGGCAAGCGTGTGGGGTACGGTAGTAGACCATGAACCGGCATTGTTCCAGAAGTCAGCCGCTCTGACCCGTACCTGTACCGAAGCACCCGGATCAAGGTTCGTGATCTGGACGGCAGTCTGTCCATCTTCGACCTCGACTCGGATGGTAGCTCGCCAGTCAGAGTCACTTGTGTACTTCCAGCTAACCTGGTAGTAGTCCAGGTCAAAGATCTCACTACCGTCGTCATTCTCAGTTACTGCATCCCACTGTACCGTGAGGATCGATCGTGGAATGTTGTTGACGAAGTAGCTAGCAGAGCTTGGAATTACCCCGGTCACCTGAGCGGGCGGAATGCCGTCGTTTCTTGGAGCACTACCCGCGTTGACCGTTCCGTTCTCCAGCTTATTGACCGCCGAGTTTATCTGGCTAAGCTGACTGTTGAACAACCAGTTCATGACAATGGCACCCTGGACACTTCGGTCCTGAGCCACTGAGATTACCCACTGGAGAATCCTGAAGCGCTCTACCCCCTCGCCTACGTCCGTCAGGGCCCAGTCACCGATGTTGAAGTTGGTGTAGGGGCGAGGCTGATCCTCGGTCTCAAAGTGAAGGCCATGAGTAACCTCCATCTGGGGATCGCTAACCCCGTTGAGGTACGAGCTTCCCGCCAGTGCCAGGGTTGAGGTAATACCCCAAATGGAACGATACTTAGTAGAGCCTGCCGAGTAGTATGACTCTCGACGGCCATAGGTAACCGATGAGGGGTCATGAATCTCCTGGAAGACCGTGTTGTCACCCCCACTCACCAGGGTATAGGTCTTCAGCCCCTTGGTGTTGACCTTTCGGGGTGATTCCCGGACATCCCTGCCCTTCCGAAAATGAACTGGGTTGGGGCCGACAGATCGGTCGACTCCCATCTTGTTCGAATCCCACACCCGGATCAGGCGGCCCTCGACCTTGAACTCTACCCAGCCGTTCTCGGCGAGCTCCTTCATGAGGTCGAGGTAGCTCTTGCCGATGTCGATGGTCAGGTCAACCTGGTAGGTCCAGGAGTTACCTTCGGAGTCAACTGAGGCATTGAAGTCCCAGGTATAGGCAGCGAGAGCTCCACGAGCCTTGGCCTTGGTGAAGAGGTCATTGAGGATGTACCCCATGTTCTTAGCAGAGTAACTGACCTGCTTGGGCTTAGTCAGTACTCCACTGACCGCTGAAGACCAGTTGGTCGGGTAGACCACGGCATCGTCCAGCTTGCCCACAGCTGTGCGAGCTGTGAACTTCCAGAGAGCTCCACCCTCAGCATCTGTGGCATCGTCACCCTCGATGGACTCAATCAGGGAACGAAGCTCAAGGATCTCGACACCATTCATGGTGACCGCGATCTCGATGTCTTCCTGGAGCAAGCTGAAGTTTACCCCATTCTCAGGGTAGCTAAACTGGATAGTGCCGGCATCGCAGTAGACAGGCGACATGTCCAGCGTCGCAAAGTCCGGCAAGAATTGCTCGAGACTACCATCGGTAGCAACTGTACGCAGCATGAAGATCGGCGCAGTAGGCATATCAACCCACCAAGAACTTACGTCGAGCGGAAACGTTCACCTTGGATGTACCGGCTACTGCTCCAGCCATCGTGACCTTGAGTTGAGGGTAACCCCCGATCGGGCCAGGCGGAATTTCCAAAAACCTAGCACTCCCAGTATGGAACATCTTGGTGTAATCCACCACAAGTCCCCCGGTACCGGTAAGCTTCCAAGTACCGGAGTTGACCACGAGAGTCTGGCCAGTACCTATCGTACCACTGTAAGTGAAATACTGAGGATCATCCATGGCTCCACCGTCGTATCGAGCCTCAACAGTGCATGAGGTGCAGGGGCCCGAGATGGTGTAGATGGCATCCTCGATGGGAGCAGTCGTGCCGGCAAGCTGAGTTACATTGCCGCTGAAGTTGTATGCCAGGTCAACCGAAGTAGCGGTAACATCCTCCCAGAACACAGAAGGTACCCTGAGAGCTACAGAGAAGGTAGCGTAGGGCCACTCCCCTCCCGATACCATGGTCAGGTTGATTGCCTCGGTACACTCTGCCAGGGCCCGACGCTGACTACCGTCTGGTAGTGTGTGGAGCACAGTCAGCAGACCAGCTCCCGGGCGGAAGAGTTGGGTCAGAGTGTCGACGTTGGTGAAAAAGGTTTCCCGGCCTACTGAAGCCTCATCATCGTCATTGCCCCTAACCCACATGGGCAGTACGATCTGTCCTTCCTCGTACCTTTTGTTCACAGTACGAAGGCTACCGTGGCGACCTGGTACAGTTACGTTGTCAGTACGAAGAGCGGGCGCCCGAAGACGCCCAGTCAGCGAGGTTATATTCTTGGCCAGGGTGTTCAGATTCACCCCATTGACACTGAGGGTCTCGGAAGTCGTGGCTGTCACAGCGCCCCCATGTCGGATAGTTGCCTGAGCTTCCGTGCGGTCGAATCGGATGCGCGTTCAGCAACCGGATTGTTGACCGTCACATTGATGTTCTTAGTTACTGGGGACAATCCCTGAGCCGTCCCCGACGTGCTTGATGCGCCCGCATAAGCGAGTGCAGGGCGAGCAGTTATCCCTCGACTCAACTCGGGCATTGACGTAGCAGCCGCGTTCAGGATAGCAGCTTGCTTAGACATTGAACGAGTAAGCTGAGTCAGCGTCGTAGTATTCAGCCTGGATGTGGACTGAGCCGGGTTGATATTGTCGATGTTAGAGGCCAAGCCTTGCATCATCCTGACCTGTCCCACCAACTTCGAGGTCTCTGCATGAGTAACCGCAGTGATCTGTACCATCTGCTTCTCGATGAGAGAGGGCGAGTTGATGCCAAGACCATCCTTGAAGCCATCCCAGAGGCCCCGAGCGAAGTCTTTAGCAGCCCCGAAAGCCGAGCTAACCATACTCTTGAAGGCAGAGATAGCATTGTTGATGGCACCCCACACCGCCCCGGGCAGCTTGCTCACCCAGTCAGCTACGGCGTGATAGATACTAGAGCCCCAGGATTTGGCACCATTGTACATCGAGATGAGGCCGGATACCGCTCGGTTCTTCATATCGATGACGAAGCCAGCAACCCTGCCGGGCAGTTTCTGGAACCAGGTCACCACTGCGTTGTAAGTGTTGACCAACCAGGTCTGACTGGCTGACAGGAAGTTATTCCAAGCTGCCACTGATCGATTCTTCATGTCGACCAGGAAAGCTGCTACTCGCCCGGGCAGCTTCTGGAACCAGGTTACCGTAGAGTTATAAGCATTGGTAACCCAGCTAACCAAGGCATTGATGAAGTTCACCGTGAAGGTGATGAAGCCATTGTAGAGCTGGGTAAAGAAAGTGGCCAGCCTACCTGGGAGCTGTTGGAAGAAGTTGACTACTGCATTGTATGAACTTACTGCCCAGCTGGACAGCAAGTTGTACGCCCCGATTGCGAATTTGACTATGGTACCAAGTACGAAACCGAAGGCGTAACCAACGTAGTAGGGAAGGTTCTTCACGAACGAGAGTACTGCTTTGGCAGCATCAGTTACAAAGCCAACCACTGCCCCCGGTATGGCCTTGAAGAAGCCAATGACATCGTCACCGAATCGACGGATCAGTGTGACGATAATGCCTACGGGGAAGAGGAAGATAGTAAGTAGCAGATCCCAGTTCTTTTTGACCCACCCCACACCAAGCTTGAAGATGTTGGTGATGTCTTTCCAGACCCCAGAGAACCACTTGGGCAGGCCCTTGAACCACTCGACCGTAGCGAGGAAACCAACCTTGATGCCCCGGCCGATCGCATCCATGATCTCGCGGAACTTCTCGGATCGCTTGTAGAGCAGTACGAGGCCGACGATCAGGGCAATGACCGCCATGGCGATCAGCACGTAGGGGTTAGCCAGAGCAGCAGTGGTCTGAGCCCAGGTAGCTGCGGTAACGATGCGAAGGGTAGCCGCCATCAGCCGGAAAGCCCCGATGGTCAATCTGAAGACCGACAGGAACCTCAGAATGGTTCCACCCACCAGGGCAAAAGCCCCCATGAAGATCAGAGCAACACCCGCTATCCCGATGAATGCCAAGATACCGGTCTGGACTCCAGCCGGCAGTCGAGCAAACATCTGGATCATGTGGGTCAAGCCCTGAACTATGCCCCGCAGGAAGTTCTGGAACGGAGTACCCGCCTTGATCATCAGGGTTTCGATAGCAGCATGAAGCTTCTTAACGTCACCTGACAGGTTGTCCATTCGCTTGGCAGCCACATCGGCAGCCGTAGTCTTACTGATCTCGCCGTTCATCTCGGCGAAACCCTTGGCGCCGGCTTTGGTCAGAATCTCAGCTGCGGCGAGAGCTCGGTTGTTGAAGATCGTCCGGAATGCCATGAGCTGTTCCTTCTGAGACAGCCCGGCAGTATGGTCCTGGAGGATCTGAAAGATCTCGGCAAGTGACTTAGCCTTACCGTGGGCATCGAAGAACAGGTTAGTCCCGTCCTTGGTGATGATGCCGAGTTCTATAAGCTTGTCCGTGGCTTTCTGAGTACCACCGGCGAGGGAGACCATGATCTGTCGAAGAGATGTACCAGCGGTCGATCCCTTGATACCAGCCTTACCAAGGAGTGACAGAGCGTCGATGGTAGAGTCAAATGAGATGCCGAGCGCATGCGCCACGCCGCCGACGTACTTCAGCGACACGCCCAGGTCGGAGACATCTACGATAGAGGCGTTAGCTGCACCGGCAAGAACGTCGGTTACGTGAGCTGCATCCTGGGCACTCAGTGAGTAAGCCTGGAGCTGAGAGGTGACGATGTTGGTTGCCTGGGTGAGATCGATGTCCGCAGCCTGAGCCATGTTAACCACAGCTTCTGCAAGACCACCGGTAATCTGAGTAACCGATACACCGGCCTTACCCATCTCAACAAAGGCGTCAGCGATCTGACCTGCTGAGAATGCCGAAGTCTGACCCAGCTCAAGAGCCTTCTGACGGACTGCTTCCATCTCCTGGGCCGTGGCGTTATTCACGGCACCGAAGTAGTCCATCTTCTTCTCAAAGTCGGCAGCGGCGTTGATAGCCACACCGAAGGCTGCAACCATAGCGATACCCGCGCCCAAGGCAACCTTGCCAAAGGCAGACATCCGAGTACCGGCCGTGGCCATAGCCCCGGCAGATGCAGCGCTAGCTGTGCGAAGAGCGGCAAAGGCAGCAAGCGCTTGGGCCGCATCGAGGCGAACTTGCCCCGATATGGTACCGAGCGAGCCAGCCATGTTTGAGCCTCCTAGTTGAACATCGCAGCGGGGTCAGCATACACGCCGCGTTGGGGCTTATCTTCTTCGCCAAGGAAGCTGTCCAGAACTTTCCGTCGTTTCCACTCAGCTTCATCGTCGTTCTTGGCGTCGGAGCCCGCCTTCTCCAACTCCGCTTCTAGCGCTCTACCGAAGTGGCCTACCGCCTGATCCAAGCAATAGGCCACATAGTCATCCTCGAGGTTGAGGAGCTCACTCGGCCGGCAGCTCCACGTCTTGGCGTCCACGTACAGCAGCCATAGCTGTGCCGGTTTGCTGACGAAAGGCTTCTACGTCGGTGGTACCCCCGGTGACCACCTGGAAGATGAACATCTTGTCCTCATCCTCCACCTCGTCGATGTAGAGGAGCTCGTCGTCCTTCTCCACACCAGCCTCGGGCAGGCGGTGGACCTTCGGCTCGAAAGCGCAGAGGATGACTACTTCATCCATGAACTTGCCGATGTCGTCGACCTTCTTCGGGTCCTGGAGGAGGCTGAGCATTTCGGCCTCGGTAACCTCCTCCTTCTTCCCCTTCTTCACAGCCCCCTCGGCGATACCCAGAAGCGAGTTCGGCATGATGCCGGTCTTGATCAGGGCCTGGAGCCCGACCTTCTTGATACGCATGCAGTTCCCGGAAGGCATCTCGATGAGAGCCGGCACCGAGCTCTTCTTCCAGGCAGCGACTGAGGTAGCCTGCTTCGGCTTTTTGGACTTGGACGCGGTCATGGCCGTCATTCCTTTTGAGTTGAGAGTTAGTACTTAGTGGTCAGGGCCTCCGGGCATGCCTACCCGCAGAGGGAAATTGTTACGTATGACATTTTGACATGCCCTATCAGTGAGCTGATGGGCTGTCAATGTCAACGTCAATTTTCTGGGGGTGGCTGCCCTATGGCACCCAACTTTTTAGCCTTCTGATCATGAAAAATTGGGTCGACCCAATTTTTGACCGTGGCTGTGTGGATCAGGCAGTGATCGCGGTTGCGGTCTCGTTCTGGACGAAGTCGTACAGCTTGCCGTTGTCGAGGCGGCCATATCCCTTGCCGCTGGCCTTGGTCATGGCGAAGTTGCCGTTCTCGAACTTGCCATCCAGGTCGCCGTCGCACTTGCACCGGTAGACCACGGCGTGCATATCGCCGCCGCTGTCGGAGATGGCCTGGCCCTCGACCTCGAAGTAGGGACGAGCATCCGTGGTCTTCTTGGAATAGGTCTTGATCTGCGACGGAGTCGTACCCGATGAGGTGACGGTGCCGCCGGCGAGAATGGCATAGGCTTCGAGGGAGTAACCACCCGCCTCCAGCTCCCACTCCACGATGGGGTTGTACTCGTGGGACCCCTGGACCACATCGTCGCCAACCAGCTGTTCCGAGGAGGTAGTCTCCTTGAACGAGAAGGTACGGCTGACCGGCAGATCGACTCCAGTTCCGGTACGGGCACCGGTGTTGTCCAGAGCCCAGAGCTTGACGTCCCTCAGCCCGAAGGGCAAGGTGTTACCGAGTGCCATAACTCAGTTCCTCTTTCTTGGCAGGATCGGCGAACTGTTTCGTGCCGACCAGTTCTCCAGTAGTGATGTCGAAGGTGTGGAGGACCACTATTCCCCGACCAGCCCCGCACCCTCGACGACCGCACTTGACTTCGAGCTTGCCCTCGTGGATGTTCAGCTTGCCGTGCATGGTCCCACCGCATCGAAGCTCAATCATGGTGAAGCTCCAGGTGAGTCCGTAAGGGCGAAGGCATGATGGCGCATCGAGTGACGCCCTAAGTGGGTGCTCGATTATGCAGGAACTTCCCTGCGCCTCTCTAAGAAGCGATTGCGCGCCTGATCAGATCGTCGCTTCGGGCTGATTGGCCGTATCGGCGTCGACCGGCTGCTGCACTCGGCTGACCCAGTCGGTAGCAGGCGGCACATCCTGAACCTGGGGTGGAGCCGGCTCGTCGACCGTGAGATCACGAACAGCCTCCTTGGTGTCCTTGCGGACCTTCTGGAACTCGTCGCCCAGCAGCTTGTGGATACCCTCAGCGATGTCGTCAGCTACCTCGGTGGCCTCGCCACGAGCGAAGACCAGAGCCCCCTCGATCTCCACACCTACCTTGGCGAGATCCTCTGCGAGCAGTTCTCGGAAGTGGGAGGTTCCGATGTACTTGAGCTTGGCCATGTTTACCTCGCGAGTATGAGCTGGAAGCGGATGTATCGGAAGTACGTCTGAAGCAGGTCGTCCTGAAGATCCTGGCTCGTCTCAAGGTACTGCACATGGATCAAGTTGTCGGGCCTGCCTTCGAGGCTGGTGAGTGCATCCTTCACCAGCGGGATGAGGTCATCCACCGGGCCGAAGTCACCCTGGGCCGAGTGGACGTAGACCTGAAGGAACTGACGATTCGGACGACGATCATCCTCGTCATACATCCCCTCGTCAGTATTGTTGCCGAAGTGATGCACAAGATAGGGCTTGATGGTCTGAGCAGAGAGAACTGCCCCCTGCTGCATGACTCGGTCACCCACGACTGCTACCAGCGGAGCATAGGTGGTTAGCCGAGTATGTACCCAAGCTCGGATGTCAGCCATAGCTGCCACCACTCTCGCTTAGCCCTCGACCGATCTCCGGAGAGAACATCTCGAGGGTGGGCATGATGATGGCGAACTTGCCGTTCCATCGGGTTTCCAGGTAGATGCCGTAGTCAACTGTATGGAACATTTCCCACACAATCTCATGGCTCTCCCACCTGACGTCTACGTCGAGGCCGTCTCGAGCATCTCCCGTACGATCTTCCCAGGGAGCATTCTCTTTAGCATACTCGAGAGCCTCGACCGCGGTATCGAGTACCTCTTCTTCCAGGTGGTGGGGGAAGGACATTGCGGCGGCGGCAATACCCGCATTCAAGCTGTTTCGCATGAAAATGCCGCTCAAGCCCATGTCACACCCTCCTGGTCCAGGGCGATCAGCTGAGCTACCTTCCGGTCCGTGAATGGGGTTGTCGTATGGGGCTCCAGCCCCTGGATACGATAATAGACCCCGTCAAGCACGAACTCATCCATTCGCTCAACATCGCTATCAAATGCTCCCACCAACACATACGGAAGTGTCGGCACTTCGCCGTCAGCCTTTGGTGTGGTGAGATCGGTGAGGCGCCGCCGGTACATGACCAAGCGGAACACCTGCGGGGACAACGTCTGGTAGTTACCCTTGACGTAGCCCCCGGTAGGTGTCTTCGTGAAGGTCGGCCGCCTCAATGTGATGGAGCGACCGTCAGCTTCGATGAACGCCGTCATGACCTTCCGCAAATACGGGGCCATCTTGGCGTCCATGTTAGAAGCTCCTCCTACGGATGGTACCGATCCGAGTCCGACCCTCGGTGGGGCCGGAGCTCGACCTCGAGAAGTGAGTAACCATGGCGAGGGCATGGTCCTGGAGATCCGACATGGCTCGAGAGGCGTTGCCCTCGGTCACATCGACGAGTGCCGAGTACTTCGCGGCCTTCCATCGCCAGCCCTCGACCGCCGCCCTCTCCGGGTCCTGTTGTGCATTGTCCAGAGCTTGCTGGAGCTCGGCATCGGTGAACATCGGATTGCTGCCGTCAGTTGGCATGACATCGTCGATGTACAGCCGAAGCAAGTCCATCACAGTGGGCGGGGTAGCCATGGCTTACTCCTTCGCGTCGTCCTCGCGGAGCCGGGCGATCAGCTGGACCTTGGTGCCCTCGACCGAGAGCTCACGGCCGGCGAGCTCGGCGCGGAGATCGTCGTTCTTCCAGTTCTCGTAGTCGGGTTCCTCATATTCCTCGACCTCGGGATCCCTCTCGGCGTCGGCGATGGCCTCGTCGGAGTAGAGCTCCATCCAGCGCTCCCGAATGCGGCCGTCGTTCCACATCGGGTTGTTGCTGAAGTATCGCTGAGGGTGGTTGATGTCCTCGTGCTTGAAGACGACCAGTTCATCAACGATCTGGTCGAGCGGGTCCTTCTTGGCCACTGGTGCTCCTCAGTTCGAGCTGGGGACAGGCCGTGGACTACCTGTCCCCAGCAGCTCATCAGGCGTAGATGCTCGGGACGGTGTAGGTCGCGGAGTTCGTGACCTGAACCAGGAAGCCCGCCCCTCGCTGCCGAACGCCGGTGCCGAAGCCGCGACGGAAGAACGAGTCGGTCAGCGGGTAGTCGGAGCGCGAACCGGGGATGATCTTCAGGCCCTGGTACGCCGGATTGGTGTGCTCGCGGTAGCCGATCGGGTTGTTGATGTTGAAGTCGCCACCCGAGGCGAAGAAGGCGAGGTAGCCAGAGGGGATGTACAGATCCTCCACGATGTGGAAAGGACCATAGGTACCGATCTCTTCCTCGATCTCCCCACCCGGCCGAGCGATGACCCCGCCGTTCTGGGGCAGGAAGATACCGCCGCCGTAGTTCGAGCTGGGGATGAAGTCGTACTTCGCACCGGTGGCGACCTTGAAGCCGCGGATGATCTTGCCCTCCTGCCGGCTCACCATCAGCACCAGCTTCGTACCGGACTGCTGAGGGGTGTAGCCGTGGGAGTAGAAGTCGTCCTCGACCGCGTCGATGACTCCGGAGGTCAGCGTCGCCGAGGCAGCGAGCGTCTGGGTGGTGCTGTAGTGCGTGTGCGACCCAGTGAAGGTGTTGGTCTTGAAGACCGGCGGAACTTCGCCGTCGCCGTTGTAGAACTTGACGACTGTGGTCGGAATGTTCTTGTCAGCGATGCCCTGGAGGTTCGTCGGGTTGAAGACCGTCTTCATGACCTTGTTGAACCGCAGGCGCTCGTCGGCTTCCAGCGCCTGGTTGGTCAGGTTGCGGATCTGATCCTGGCCGGCCTCGGCGAGGAACATCCAGGTGAACCGCATGGCCAGATCGTAGAACTTGAAGTCGTAGCCACGGTTGTAGTAGCTGTACCCGGACTGCCCGCGAGGCTGACCGTACTCCGAGGCTTCCTCGAAGTCGGTAGATCCGGGCACGCCCACGTGCTCGATCGGGTCGGTAACCCGGTAGATCAGCTTGGAAACCAGGGACTCACGGTCCCGGTTCCAGACCGCCAGGGTCTGCTGGATCTCGGTCCAGATCTCGTTGAGATCGGAGCCGTCTGCGGCCGAGACCAGGACGTCGGCACGCTCATTGTAGCCGCCCTGGTTGCCTGGCCCGTCGAAGCCGTGGATGCTGTTCGCCAGCAGCAGTCGCTGCCGGGCAGAGAGCTTGAGAAGGCTGTTCATCGTGTGGAGGTCCTTACTCCTCGAAGGTCAGTGGGAACGGGGGTCAGCCCTGGACCCGCTCGAAGCGGACCACGAGGCGGTCGGCCTCGACCGTGTGACCGACCTTGTATCCGTTCACGCCGGCCGCGGGAGCGGTGGCCGTGAGAGAGCCGTCGGCCTGTGCGTAGTAGGTAGTACCCGCGGCGAGCCCGGTGATGCTGACGATCTCGCCGTTGGTCATCACATCGACGATGTTGCCGGCCTTGCCACCCACCGGCACTCCGGCATTGATGGCACCCGGGACGTTACCCAGGCCGGGGTAGAGCGGCACGTTCTTGATCAGGATGCCGACTCCACCGGACTGGCCGGCGGTACCGACGACCACCTGGCCGCTCGCATTGAGCGACACCGCCTTCGGGCCGAAGTGGCCAGCGGAGTCGAAGGTCAGGTCGGCGGCGAGAGGTGCACGGAAACCGCCGGCGATCGGTTCGTACTTGTCGTAGCGAGCAGCCATGGTGACTAGCTCCCCTTCTGTGTCAGAAACGTCGTCCGAGCGCGGGGTACTTCTTGGCGAGTGCCTGCTCGTCGGCCGTCAGGTTGGACTGGTTGCCCGAGCCCCCGAACTGGGAGCCCGACTTGGGCGTCTGGCGCTGCTTGTCCTCGGTAGCCAGGTAGTGAGGCTTGGATCGGGCGAGCTTCTTGATCGCCTCGGTCACAGACTTCTCGTCGATGGTGATCTCCGTGGGGTCGTCCTCATCCTGCTCCACACCAACGGCAGCAAGGACTTCCGGCCTCAGAGCATCGGATGGGTCACGGAACTTCGCGGCGCCAGCCGCCTTGAGGATAGCCTGGTTCACCGCGTTCTTGCGGAACCCCTCGGCGAGCTTGGCAGCCTTCTCCTCGGCCTTCCGGGCCTTGGTGGTTGCCTGATCCACCTCGGTCTTCTCGGCGAGCTCTCGGTCTTCCTTGCTCTTGCGGAAGGTCTTGAGCTCCTTCTCGAGAGCCTTCTTCTCCTCGCGCTCCTTCTGCAGCGCGCTCTTGAGGCCCGAGACGTCTTCGCTGGCCCCCGCACCCTCAGTGCCGGTACCTGCCGATCCCTGGCCTGCCTCAGAGCCTTCCCCAGCGCCATTCGCGCCTTCGCTTGAGCCCTGCCCCGATTCACCCGATCCCGCGCCCTGGCCCTCGTCGAAGCCGACGATCGGCTGGGTCAGGTAAGTCCACCAGTTCTTCCGAGTGAGCCGCATCCCGCGCTCCTTATGTTAGGGGGCATCCCGCCCCGGCTTACTTCGCTGCGGTTGGTACGCGCTTACTGACGGTGGGCCTCCCGCCCCTCGCCTGGCTACCGACCTTCTGATTGGCCTCGGTCCCACCAGATTCGTTGGGCCGGGCCTTGTTGTTGCTGCGGTTGATCACCGTCTTCTTCTCAGCCACTTGACCTGGCTGGTTACCAGGCGGCGGGGGCTTCTGCCCGGAAGAAGCATCGACCGCATTCTCTTGCAGACCTGGAGGTGCAGCCAAAGCCTTCTGTTCGGCTTCTTTCTGCTTCTCCTGGTCAATCTGGTCTTCGATGTCGTCTGGAAACTCGAAGCCAAGCTTCTGCATCTCGGCGCGATAGTACTGCTTCGAGATGACGCCTCGATCGATCATGTTGTTCAGCTCGTTGATCCGGCCGGTGCGGTCGGTGGGGAGCTTATCACCAATGGTGACCTCAATCTCTCCCTCGAGCTTAGTACCCTCGTAAGCCTCGTACCACTTGAGCCAGTCGAAGAACAACTGGGTGAGGCGATCGATACCAGTCTTGTCGCGCTCATCGAGCTTGGCAAGCGTAGGCATGAACTTGATGGCCAGGGCAATACCGGAGCTAGCCGTCTGCACATCGACTCGGCCCAGAGCAACATCCGAGAGGCCTCCCGCCTCACGAATCTTAGCTTCCAGGTAGTCGATGTGGTCGATGTTCGGCTTGACCGATCCCACACCCTCGACTCGACGGAAGTAAGACCCGTTGGGGACTTCCATCACCTTGCCGGGGCCGATCTCCCATTCCTGCTCGGTGCCTTTGCTGTCGACCGGCTTACCGCCGTCGGTCGCGTAGACACCCAGACCTTCGAGGCTGAGCGAGGTACCCTGGTCGGTAGTGACCTGGCTGATGCTCTGGAAGGTGCGCTCGAAGCCCCGGAACTCGGAATACCCATAGGGGCCGTTGTCCCAGCCAAGGTTCGTGAACCAGTAGACTGGGATGGTATCGATCGGCTCTGGGAGAGCCTCCGCCGGCAAGGTGGTCTGGATGAGCTCCCGATCTTCCTTATCCCACCACGGCTTATTGGTCGACCAGAGTCGCTCCTCGCGCATGACGACCCGCTTAGGGCCATTCTCGCGATCCTCAGGCTCTTCCCTGACCGCTTGATCGGGGTAGGGAATATCACCGGTGTCTTCGGCATCACTGTCGCCGTCATCATACCAGTAGACGAGTTCCCTGACTGCCCACTCCCCCTCCTTCTGAGGATGGGGCACTCGCTCAACCAAGTGGACTCTGATGATTCGATCGCAGTTGTCTGGATCCTCATCGAGGATGACCTTGCCGGGGTGTACCGCGTTCAGCGAGAGCTTTCGACCCTCAGCCTTGTCCGGGTCAGCAGTCAGGTGGAAGCAGTAGTCACCCCGGGTCACCCCGGTATGCTTCGCGGTGTGGAATCGAGACAGGAACATCTCACGTCGAAGGAACTGCTTCAGCGCCTCAGCGGTGGCCTTGTTCTTCTCAGGCTCTTTCACCGAGACGGTCAGACCCTTGAGGTAGTAATGCGCGGTCGTGTCGACCAGGGTCCGAGGGTTCGGGATATAGACGGGGAACTCACCAACCAGATATCGGATCGGGTACTGGTTGTAATCGTTCCAGTATACCTGATCGTACTTCTGGTAAGCTTGGGCTCGCTCTCGGTCCTTCTGAGGCAACCAGTGGAAGCCATCCATACCGCCGAGCATGAGGACGTTCTGGTACGGCCCCAGGTTGTTCTGAATCGGGGTCGCCACGTTAACGCCTCCTCACCTTTACTTGGGATTGCCGGGCTCGGCGAGCCTCGGTTCGCTTTTCCATGTGGCCCTTGTAGAACCGACCCAGCGCCTCAGGGCCGTGGTTGTCATGGTCCATCGGCAGCTCACTGTCGTTGCGCTCCTCAGATCGACGTTCGGGCCATCGATAGCCCTCCCTCATCTCGAAGATGAGCTGAGTACATGATCGATCAATCCAGAGCTGAGCTCGCTTCTCTGGGTGACCGTCTGGTAGATGGGCGGGTCGCAACTTCAAAGAGTTCCGGATCAGCGCCAGCCTGGTCTTCAGCTCTCCGCCGGTATTCGCCATAGTCGGGCGGTCCAATACCCGACGCAGGATGGCAGCGTCATCAGGAGCGGCAGGGTCTACATAGATAGCACTGAGCTTCCGAGTGAGGGGGTGATTCTTGAACTCCTCGGTAGCAATGTCATGGGTATCACGCAGCTGGAAACGATGCTCCCCGATAACGTAGACATTCTGCCATTCGTCAGTTTGGATCCAGAGCCAGACCCAGTCATTCGTGTAGCCGAAGTCGACCGCAGCGTACAGAGGCCACTTGCGGTTGTAGGTGAGATCGTGGACGTGATCGTCATCATCCCACTCTTTCATGACTCGGCCGATGTTGTCGACGAACTCAGCGCCATACTGGCGTCGAAACTCATCTTCAGTAAGGTCGTCCCGAGCCTCGACGATCTCGGGGTCATTACGACCACCCGGGAAGATTACGTCGTTGGTCCAGGAAGGCATCTGCATGGACCACCACGACTTCTTCGTGGGATCCTGGCCCCGCTGATACAGCGAGTACAGCAGCGAGGTTTCGGTAGCACCCTCGGGAACACCGGAGGTAAAGCTCCAACCTCGCTTGTCGGAGAGGGCCGGGCGAACATAGTCACCCCACATCTTCCTCCGGTGTCGGCCGCCTTCGACGATGAGAACGAAGTCGAGACCCTCTCCGACAAGACTTTCGGGGTGCCGGGCAGATCGGCACTGGAGGTCGAAACCCCACTTAGTCTTGATGTGCATGTTGCCGGAGTCAGGGTTGTTGACGAAGCGCATGCTCAGCTTGTCCACACCCAAGGCTCGGAGGGAGTCGTAGACGACCCGAAACTCCTTCTCACAGTCAGTGTACTCCGGGCCGATGATCCAACCGATCTGAGGTTGACCGAAGCCATTCTTGATGAAAGCCATGCACTCGGCTTCCTTGGCCCCGCAGAGTGTCTTGCCCCATCGGCGTCCGTTTACCAGCACTCGATGGCGAGCGTTGGTGCTATAGTGAACGATGCGCTGACCTCGGTGCGGCCGATACCCGGTCTCGTGGAAGTAAAGGTCCTTCTTGAAGACCTTACCCTGAGGGATCACGAGGCCGGAGGGTCGCTGCTGCATCAGTAACCCCCGGGAATGTAGGGGTCATCCAGCATGTCGTCAGGGTACTGAGCACCCTGGATCTCAGCCTCGGTGACCCTCGCCGAAGCATTGGCTAGCCATACCGGCCTGGAATCGCCGGCAGGCTTGAGGCCCAACATCTGACGGTGATCTTCCAGGCTCAGCACAGTTTCCTGGCGAACATCTGAGGTATCACCGGTCAGGTAGCCGAGCCGAAGAACCTCACCCGGTGTGAGGTCATCAGGGCTGCCCTTGGGCTGAACGGTATTCCGAGTTTCTCCGACCCCGCCATACTCTGAGCCATTGAGCTGTCGGGGAGTCAGGCGATTGTAGTTTGAACCGTAGATCTCGGTCATCGGAACCTCCTTTCAGAACCAAGTAGCGATGGGCCCAGCGTCAGTGAGTGCTACTACGACCATGTAGATGTCGGGATCACCCCGATTTTCCATGTCGCCTCGAGAAGGGCCCACGAATCCAGAGGGGTGAGTATGCCAAACCGCTACATCATCGACTTCCTCAAGATTCTCCAGAGCCAACTGGATGTCTCGAGGCTCGATTCGATATGTGCCCGGGCCATCGAGTGAGCGGTTTGGCAACTCGATAACGGCACTTGCCGTTCCGTCGTACTTGGGACGGGGGATATCCAGCAAGATGCCGCAAGCCTCGTTAGGGGCTCGGAGCTTCCCCAGCCTCTCGATCTCCGGGAGCGCTAGCTCCAAGGTGGTAAAGAGCGGCGAAGTCCTCATTGTTGATGATGCCCTTCTCAAGGAGAACTCGGCGAAGCTCGAAGTCGATAGCCCCGACCATCGTCTGAATGCGAGAGGGTTGCTGTTGCCTAGGGGTGGGGCGTTCGAGCTGTACTAGCTCGCCTTCTTCAGAGAACCTATGATTGAGTTCACCTCGGCTCTCTCGATTCCGATGAGTAGGCCTGTCGACTGAGCAGATCTCGCATAGCTCAAGTCGGATACCGGGGTCATCCATCTGATTCGGCCTCTTCATCCTCGTCGTCGTACCAGGCCTCAGCATCTACTGCCTCGCCTCGAGTACCGATGTGGCCGGGGAAGTACCCTCGCGGCAGAGCCGCCATGTCGGGGTGAGAGTCGTCGAGAACGGGGTTCACCATGACCGCGCCCAGAATACCCTGGAGCTTCACCGAGATGTCGGTGGTCTGGGGCTGAACCGGCTTGCCAATGACGTGCTCAATGAGCCACTTGGAAGCATCCAGCTTGACCGAAGCCGGCACCACTGGCTTGCCCTTGTCATCGAGCTCGTTGTTGTTGATCAGGTTGTTCACGACCCCCAGCGCCTGAGTGGCGTTGAAGTTCATGGAGTCTCGGATGAGCATCTTGAAGCGTTCGGCGATACGTTCATGTACCGCCCGAGGCATGTAAGACGGGGGCTTACCCGAGAAATGGCCCCTCTTGTCTCTCGGACGACCTCGTGCGAGCTCTTCGAGATCCCACTCCTCGATGGGTTTGCCAGACCAGGCTTCGAAGTCCTCGTCAGAGACCTTCTTACCCTTCTTGATGACTCGGCGAACCCTCGACCTGACTTGCTTGGCTGTCAGGAGCTGGCCCTTAGAGTTCCTTGGCCTGTCGTCCTCTTCGGGGATCTCTTCGGCCTCGCTGAAGTCGACCATTCGAGCTGTTGCTGCCATGGTCTACCTCCTCTGATACGACTACTCCGGCCGGGCAGGTCCCAATTGCTCCCCCTGTGCGGCCGAGCCGGCGGGTGGCAGAGCCCGAGGAGTTGTAAGCAATGGGACCCGCTCCGGCGGGATCATGTGAAGTATCGCATCTTACGGGCGCGAAGTCAAGGAGCTACGGCCGGATGGTGCGACCCTTACGGGACTGTCTTTTGAGTCGGGATGTACTTCATCGCCCCGCGAACTTTGCTGAGCAACTGACGAGCTCGCTGGTGGATGCTGAGCAGCTCGTCGTCGGGCATTCCAAGCAGGTCGTGAAGCAGAGCTACGTCATCTTCCCCGAAATGAGGAGGCGGCTGGTCGTCATCCCACACAAGGCGAGTCTTGCCGCCATGGCCGTGGATGTGTAGGATCGATTCCACCCCGCCAGAGTGGATGGTCGTGGTCGTGAAGGGATTTCCTCTCCAGTGTAGTACGGCTGTCCCGTCATCGAAGCTGGCACCGTGGGCAATTTCGCCAGTACCCGAAATACCAGTTTCGTCTACATCTCGGATGAGTTTGAAGGTCCTGGTCATGCGATCCAATCCTCTGTCCAGTAGATAGCCACTAGCTGAGCCTCCGTCCGAGCATCAACCTCGGCCCTTGCTTCTCTGATTCGGTCAGCTACCCCATGAACCGTCAGGTGCAGCTCCTGAGCGATACGACGGTGAGTCCAGTCCTGGGCCAGCAAAGCCACTACGTCGATCTTAGCTTGACTGGGCCGGGGTCGGTTCTGCTTGGGGTAGTAAATATGCATCTCAGTCAGTCCCCAGTAAACTAGGGCGGCAGCCTTGGATTTACCCCCAGATATACGCCGGATTCGCTTCAGTCGTCCACTGATAGCTCTGTCACAAAGCCCCAGCGGCTCCTCGATCTCCCTGAACCTGATACCCCTAGCTAGGATATCAAGTGCCTGGAGCTCCTTTGGTGTGGGCTTTCTGGCCGCTTGGGAAGTCAAGCCCGACTTGGTCACCTAGTATCCCCCCAATCGATCAGCTTTAGGAGCTGATTACGGAATTCGGCATCGATTTGATCGGGTGATGCCCCATTGAGCTGTGCCCGCAATTGTAGGAGCCTCGAGAGTGCTTCCCCGGCTCTCCTACTTAATGCGGCATGACGATCGACGATCGGGTTCACGATCATTGGCTCTCGGGCAAGTTCGCAAGTAACCTCATCTCGATGAACCGTGATCCTATCCTTATACGGTATTTCCTCGCGTCGTAAACCGCAGCAGGGAGTTAGACCACTCCGGCCCCGTCGTGGGTCGAGGTGAACCACTTCGGAGCCGGTAACCCATTCTGGAGCCGAACTCACTTCACCTCCCCTGTGAGAGGTTGTAGTTCTCGATGTCGTTTAGGAGCATGTTCAACGAGGCGGGGGTAACGTAGCCGGGCCATCGGCCGTCATCGAACAGATGCTTACCGCCCCGAGCATACAAATGATCCACCAGCTGACTACAGATCATGTGACCCGAGTCAGCGATGTACTGACGAAGCCGGGGCAGGGGCATGTGGAATCGATGGCCGGCGAGTGCTAGGTAGTCCAAGAAGGAGTAAGGGATACCCCTTGCATGCCATCCAGCACGAACGATGGCTACTCGCTGCGCCGGGGTAAGCTCCACCAAGCCGGTACTCCACCTGAGGCTCTCGTAGGGATAGTTGCTGATCTTGCCGAGGATAGCACCTCCGGGCATGGCTTCGATAGTCCAGCCACTGTTCAGCAAGATGCCGGCGTGCTGGTACTCGATGAAACCCTCGCCATTCAGGAACTGACCGAAACGGATGCCAGCCCCCACTCTGCCCGATATCGGGGCAAGGAAGAAGTCACCAGGCTGTCGTCTGGGGATCACGACTCTCCTATGAAGTCTTGTAGATGTAGGTAGGGGTCTGCTGATGATTCTGATCGTACACGGGCCCACCCAGCGACCCATCGTCCCCCTCCACATCAGGCGGGGTCATCTCATATGTCGGGGTGAGCGACGGAGTTATTACTCCCGGAGGTGGCGGCTCATGACCGCTCTGGAAATGCATGACTCCCAGGCCAGTGAACCACGCACCGACCAGAAAGGAGCACAACATCGATATCCCCGAACCGGGTATGTGTCTCATGGTATCCCTCCTTTCGTATATAGGCTAGCAATTTACCATACCCCGGACCTAGTCGCAAGGCTTGCGGGCAAGTATATGGTCCCGTAACACATTGGAAGGCCCTCCCCGTGGGGCAGGGAGGGCCATGAGCTCACCGCTGGCTGCGGACGCTCTAGCTCAGAACGACGTAGATCTTGCTGTCGTTGAGGTCATGCTCCACCGATAGCACCGTCAGGGGCTTGTCGAAGTCCGGAGGAATCACTTTCTCCCCCACTTGGGGGATGACGTAGTGTCTTACGGATACTCGACTCGGTCCCCCCTCCGACTGGTAGATCAGGGTGAAGGGGATCATTTTCAGTCCTCGGTCGTGGGATTGCGACGAAACAGATGCAGGGGTAGACCCGAAAGCATCCGGGGCATACGATGGTGATGGTCTACTCGCAGTTTCGGGCAGTGTGTTCCGCCTTACCACTGCATCCAGCTTTTGATCTTGGCCGGTTGCCAGAGTTATCTCATCCGGGCGTTCGAATAAGATGGTCTCCGGTACCTCGTCAACCAGCTTCATGTTCCACAAGGCCGTACCCCACACCAGGTCACGGATAGGGTCGGGCCCATCGGGGTGGTCATCCCCGATCCCCCAGGCTGTACTCACGTATGCTTCCTCGCAGCAGCGTAGGCCTTGAGGCCGGCGTCAGCCAGCTTCTTCATCTCCCGTTTGTCGGCCATGGTCGGCGCGTTGGCGAGGGAGTAGAGAATGTCCAGTATCAACTGCCCACTCTCCAGTTCCGCCTCGTCATGATCGCCGACCGCAACCAGTCCCACGATATCACCTATGCGAGACTGAGCCTGGGCCATGGTCACTCGGCTAGGCTTGTAGCCGCCCTTGGGCTTTCCGGTCATCGTCATGCCTCAATGCTAGGGGGCTCGTCGATCTCAGTCAAAGTCCCCGGAGCATCACGCATATGCTGGCTTCGTGGGTGTGGGATGCCATTGTTATCCTCGATACGGAGTACCCCCACGTCCTCGGGGGGCGTAGTACCATGCTTCTTACGGAGTCGGTGGATCAAATCCGCCGCATGACGGGGCACCGGCTTATCACTGGCATCGTGGAATGCCCCGGCATTGTCCGCCGTATCATACGCAGCATAATCTCCATTATCGTACTTGACCACAAACAGAGACGACGTGACATTGACGATAGTTCCCCGAACCCTGTCGGTCGGGTTGGTTTCCTCGATCCTCTGGCAGAGCTCGGGTTCGATCATGACACAAACCCTAGGGGTTAAGTTTGAACTCGTCAAGGTCACACAGCAAGACGGGGGCAAGAAGTGCTCATACCTTCTCGCCCCCGGCCTACTGTCCTCAGGTCAGCTCTTGTTCAGCCATTCCAGGATGTCGTCCGCGGACTGAGTGATGCTCCTGGTGGGGATGTTCCCCGCACTGAGGCCGGCCTTGTGGAGCTCGACAGCGTGGTGCATCGCCGTCTCACGCAGCAGCCTCTCGGCCCGCTCTTTGTCCCGGCGCTCGATCGTCGCCTTGGCGTTCTTGGCGATAAGCTCCCGGTCCTTGTCGGTGGGAACTCGTTTGTAGTAGTTCTGCCCCTTCCACGAGATGACCTCCTCGTTGGGACCGGCGAAGATCTCGGGACCGAGTACCATGCCGTCGCCGTCCGGGTGCGGGTACTGGGTGGCGAGGTTGCAGAGCTCGTTGAGGAGGCCGATCGGGAAGGCTAGGATGTTCTCCGGCCCGTTGCCTGCCGCGTAGGCCTCGCGGATCTTCTCGATGACCACCGTGACCGAGTGCGGCAAGGGCTCGTGGTCCCGGCTGATGGGAAGACCAGACTTCAGTGCCGAGTCGGCGAGGGGTGTCTCCACACCGGCCTCAGCTGAGATGCCGTGCACCGGGCACTCCGGATAGTTCACCTGATCCTCGAAGCAGTGGTACTTACAGGCGAGCTGAGGTTCCGGCTTGGGGTCACCCACACCGCCCTCATGCCTGATCATCTTGGCGGCCATACGCTGGTGCTTGCCGCAGTATTCTTGGCCCGGGGGTACCTCCTCGCCGCAGTACTCGTCCGGCGTCTCGGGGGTCGCATGTTGTACTACCCAGCCGCACTCCTCGAGCCCCCACTCGGGCTCTACACCGACGATCTTCTCGGCCTCAGCCAGATTGGGCAGGTCAGTTTCCTCGGGTACGTGCATAGTCTTCTCCTTCCGATGAATGGGGTCCTGGTAGCCCCAGCCGCACAGGGTACAGCCGAGAATGTCGGGGGACTCCCGGAATCTGTGGATGCCCCAGAACGCTCGCTCATGAACATCACTGATGATCGTGCGATCCACGTTTTCCGCTCTTTTTCTATTGCGACATCCTACACATTCCGGCTTCCCGCAGGGGTCATAGTCGGGGCAACAGGCGGGGCATCCTGTCGCCGGGCAGGGATCGCCGGCGGGGCAGGCGAGCGATGATGCCTTCACCTTGGGGCCGAAGGTCTCGTCGTGCAGCTGGAAGGCTTCCTCGAGCGTCATATCGTCCGACCGATCGGCGATCACGCGCGAGACCCAATCACGAGCGGCCATGGGAGAAAGCCACATCGTGGGATTACGCTTGATCTGGATCAGAGCCTGACAGATGGGGAGCTTCATCCGATCAGCCATCCTAGGTAGGGCCAGAGCAGCCGAGGCCTGTCGGTGATACGGCCCATCCTCTCGAGCGTCTCCGGGCGGATGAGGTCGTTCAGCTCAAGGATGGCGTTGTCTCGTCCCCTCAGCTTGTTCACGAGAACAGGCTCGCCGGCGAAGCGTCGCCACCACGTCATGGTGTAGTCGACGTCTCGCAGGGCGTAGTCGCCGGCAACCAAGGTCTGCGGCAGTTGATGCCTGATTTCCCGGGCATAGGCGTCGAAGTACAGGGCCATCTGACGTTCGAGGACAGCTCGATCTCTCACCCCAGATACCTTGTGATCTACCTCGTACCTTCTCGGCTCATTCACCAGTTCATCCCCTTCCCGAATCGCCAGGCGAAGATGATCAGGGCAACAGCCGCACCGAGGGCGGCACAGCCCAGGATCAGCAGTATGACAGCCCACCATGGCATCTGGATCATCAGATCTTCTTTCCGCACTGGGGGCAGTCGCCCTGCCTATCTAGTTTGACGATGTTGCCGGCGCGGAAACATGGTCCGCACTCGTCAGGAGCTCCGCTGTACGTCTGAGCCAGCCAACTAGAAGCCCAGTCCTCTTCTGTGTCCTGGATCACGTAAAGTCCATTCCACACCCAGGGCAGGCCAGGTGCTGGTCGTCGACCCAGACGCCGCGGAAGCCGTCCGAGACCCTGCATTCCCACGGCTTCCAGAGCCACTTACCCTCCTGCAACGGCCAGGGAATGATGTCACGCTGGCGGATGTCGGACGGCTGGTGGCCCAGGCCCGACAGGGCCCGCAGATCCGCCGTGGGCAGATCCACGATACGAGTGGCCCGACCATTGTGGAGGATGAGCTTGTAGGGGTCGACGGGCTGGTTCAGTTCGATAGCCCGAGTGACCCGAAGGGGCAGTGTGGTCACGTCATCCTGAGGCGACCCCGGCGAACTGAACTGCGGCGCGGGGTGGATGCGATGGTCGAAGACTTCCTCAGCCACGGCTGTACTCCTCGTCATCGTGGATCTCCATCAGCTGATAGTCCAGCTCAAGCTCGGCAGTGAGCTCGTCGTGGATGTCCTCGGGAGCGTGGGGTTCATCCCACTGGGTAGGCAGAGTCATGGTGTCACCAACTTCTCGACGCGAGTCACGTGGTAGAGGCCCTCGTAGGTCTTTCGGATCGATTCGGTGGTGCTCAGGTCGTCCCCGGTGCACAGAAAGGTGTGATGCTGGCCCGTAACGTCGTCGCAGGGCTGACCGTTGACCGGGCAGGCTCCAGCCTTCTTGTTCATCGGGTTGTGGTCGGGGTTTCGGGGCAACCTCACCGTCACGGCGAAGTACCGGGTGGTGGTCGGAATGGGGCTCCGTACCTGGATCTTACCGGCCATCGCCAGGTCGAGTAAGGCCTTGTAGGTCACTTGCTCGGATTCCTTTTCTGCCATGCGAGCATGCTATCTGCTCTGGCGAGGCAGCGCAAGGTGGGTAAAAATCTGGCTGCTCGTAATTAACGGGGCATGACGTGGAAGAGGGTTTTTGGGGAGGGGCAGAAGCGATCGGGCACCATGGTCCGGACGGGAGGAAACGGACATAGGGGATAATCATCCCGGGGGGTTCATACCTGGTGGGATCCATCCAAATCGGACATGACTCCCATCAATCCCATTGGGGAAGGACGACCCAGATCGGACCGATCGGAGGAATCATCCGGAACAAGATAGATGGGAGGATGCATCCATACCATCATGCATGGGATAAGGGGGATGCAATGGGGGATCATACCCATACCATATCGAGGGGGATATTATGCGCAATCATCGCGCCCCGCATCATATGCATAGGATAAGGGGGATAAGGATAGAATCAACCGATATGATATGGGAAGGGATGCATGCATCATACCCCCGCATATATGCCCCCGGCGCATAGGGATGCATATGTATACACGGCGATGCCCCCCGCGCAGGGCGAGGGGCAGAGAGGGGGTGTCAGCTGCAGATTACTTCGAAGGCGTTCTGGGTTTCGTTCCATTCGAGGGCGCAATTCCCCTTGCCGTGCGCGCGTTCGGCGTTGCGCAGGGTCGTCATGTCGGTGTGGGAGGGGGTCGCCGGCGCGATCTCGGCGCGATGCAAGCCGATCACGGCGGCGGAGAGGAAGAGCGCGGTGATGATCAGGAAGGCGGCGGCGAGGATGCGGCGGGTCATGCGCGCCCCCTGCCCCACCTGCACGAAGCGGGTTCCGTCGGCGGCGATGATGTGTGTGCGGGTCATGATGATCAGTCCCTTCGTCGAGTCGCGATTACCTTGTAATCATACCCCGTTAGGGGGGCGGTGTCAAGGCATCGCCCCCCGGGGAATTAGAGCGAAGCGATGATCTCCTCAAGGTCGGCATCGTCGTCGATGTCAAGGCCGATGGCGTAGATCATTCCCAGGATGATCGCGGCGTCAACTCCGGCCTCATATGCGGCGCGGATCTCATCGCGCGCGGCAGAATCGGAGTAGGCAGCGGAGCGGCGCAGTTCGCGGCAGGTGCGGCGCGCGGCCTTAGTCGCGGGGTGCGCGCAGTTCGTGTGATTCATCGTCTTCGTCATGCTAGGATCATACCTCGTCGGCGGGGGTCGTGTCAAGGATGCGCTGGGCCGTCATCATCGCGCATTCGAACCAGGCGAGGGAGTCGACCTCGAACCCCTCCTCGAGCGAGGTGTCGTCGGCGTTCGCCGAGGCAGAGGTCGCAATGGCCTCGGGAAGGGAGTTGGAGAGGCTGTACCAGGCGTCCCGCGCAGCCTTCAGGGCGAGGAGGGGAGCGAGCTCGGCCTCGGCCTCAGCGCGGTAGGCAGCCTCCTGGGCCCGTTCCCTGCGGCACTTCGCGCGGCCGGAGGAGGTCGCGGGGTGGAGGCAGTTGCGGTGGTTTGTCATGCCTTTATCTTAGGGGAGGCGGGATGCCATGTCAAGGCGACGGAGCAAGCGATTTTAACGCCGTGCGAGGGCGGTATCCCACACCAGCGTATGCTAGCATACGACATCCCGCGCAACGCCCTTAGAGGGCGCATCAGCGCCCCCCTCGGGTCAGCAGTCGCAGATCTCGATATCGGAGAAGCAGGAGGGGCAGAGCTCTTCGCGATTCGCGATCTCTTCGGCAAGATCGGGCTCGAAGGGGGTGATCAGTTCGAGAATGGCGGTGATGTCGCAGTTGTCGGGTTCGTCGAGGGAGTTGATCAGCTTCGTCATCGCGTCGATCACGGTCGGGGAGGAGAAGGCGGCGGGGTCTTCGAGGAAGTCGCTGATCGTCGTCGCGGTGCCCCCGATGGAGGTGTGCGCGAGGCGGAGGGTGGTGAGGGCGTCGCGTGCATCGTTTTTGTTCATGCCCCAATCATACCCCCCACACCATGCAGTGTCAAGGCGGGGGCGCGCATTGTTACAAAGCCCTGTATGCCCGTGTGGGGCATGATCGGTCGACGTGGAATGCTAGCATTGAGGCGTCGAGGATAGGGCCCTCAAAACGCCGTATACGCCGTCGGCCGAGATATCGTGATACGCGGCAAATGTCCGATTTACACCACTAACCCCCCTTTCGGGGGGCAGCGGGTGTTATGGGCGGTCAGTCCTTGTTGGTGTCGAATTCGTAGCCCTGGGCGCTGTGTCCCTCATCGAAGTTTTCGTCCCCGTCAGAGAGCATTGCGGCGATTTCCTCGTCGGTGGGCCCTTCGGGCTCGGTGTCCTCGATGTCCGTTTCGGGCGTGGTGTCGGCGATGGGCTCTTCGGGCGTCTCGGCGGGCTTGGGCGCGTTCGCGGCGGAAAGGGCTTCGGCGCGTGCCTTGCGCTCTTCCTCCTGCTTGATCTCCCATTCCGCGAAGCGCTTCGTCATCGCGCGGAGCTGGGGCTTCGTCATCTCGATGGCGTAGCGCCCCCCCTTGCCCGGCGTCTGCAGCTCGCGGGCGGCGAAGTCGGTGCGCAGGAACTTGCGCAGCGTGCGGGTCGCGCCCTTGCGGTTGGTCTCGATCGCGTCGTCGCCCATGATCGCAGCCGCGAGGGTGGTCGTGTCGTAAACGGTCCCTGCCATGATGATCAGTCCTTCGCGTGTCGTGGGGGGCGGTGCCCCCTTCGTTCGTTGCAAGATAATCATCGCATCCCCGCGCCCCCCTGTCAAGTCAAAACCATGATCAACGGCAAAGACGAATATGCCACCCCCTTGCCCCCCTCAGGAGGGGCGCGCCCCTGCGCGCATAGGGGAGTGTCGACGCCCCCCAGGGGGGGTCTGAGGCATGATCAGCACGGCGGATAGCTAGCTTCGCATCGCCCCGTCATACCCCCTCAGGGAGCCCTCTGACCCCCCTAGAGGGTCGATGCACGATGCACCGAGCCCCCCACGGCGATACGGACGTCATATGCGACACAGGAACTATGTCCGATTTGGGTGGACTGTCTGTTCCGTGCCAATTGGCCGATCCGTGCCGTTTGGACCGTATGACGGGAATGGTAAGATTGACTGTAACCGCCCCTTCCTCCCCTATGCGTGGGACGCGTACAATGTCCGTTTTCACCACGTATCGGGCGGTTTCAGCGGATACGAGGTCGCCGTCTCCCAGCCAAAGAAGCCCAGCAGCTACGTGGCAATACACGCACACGTCCGAACATGCGACCTGCGCGCACCAGATACGTTTGAACCTCGGCCGGGCAATAAGCAATGGACGAGACGGGAATAAACAAGGAAATCACGTGCCTTACGAGCAATTTGCCGAGCAGCGTTAGATCACATTGACGTCAATTTAGGTGTCAACCTTCACGTCAATCTCATGCTATGTCAGCACATTGACGTCACATTGACGTCATAGAATCTACTGGAAAAGACAGCTAAGTCTGCCATTGTCCTACTTCAATCCTGTAGGAAGGAACTAGAGATGAGCAGGAGAATGTACGGAGTTATCCTGGAGTTTTCGTGGGATCAAACTCAGCAATTTCCCAGACTTTTCTGGGAGATTTCCCAGGAATTATCCTGGACTCATCCCAATCTCCTGTAGTCCTCTCTGGAGTGTTCCCCGTCGACGCGGCCGAGTCCTCTCCGGAGTGTTACTTTACCCCCCAGTCGGAGTCTTAACCGTGGATTGAACAGTGTTCCAGCTCCGCAGCAGTCTGTGGAAGTCCCCAATTCACCCCGCAGTCATCCCCATTAACCACGTTCTAGAAAAGATACCCGGACCCGAAGTAGACTGCAACGTCCTTTACCTGGTCCACCGTCACCTTGTACCCGGCCCATCCCGGCAGCCTCACCCCGACATCAGTCCCCACCTTCCCGGTCATTTACACCTTGTCATCACCGGCCTCACCCCTAGTGTCACTCCAGTTCAATTCCTTCATTCTGCTACAGCCCGGATACATCTGCTTATGCAGCCATCCATACATCTCAAGTCCTTCTATGATCTCCACCCTGAACCATGTATAGAAGCCATCACATTCCTTGCAGTTATACCAATCGAGTCGCGATCGATCGTCATGCATCAAGCTCTTCTCCTACCATTCCCCTAAGCTCGACAGGAAAAAGAGCACCAGCCTTCACGATAATCGCGATATCGAGCTGATGCCCTCATTCCCTACCCTATCCCTAATCGATCGACAGGCGAGCGCCTTCCATAGGGCAGTAGTTCCAGCGATCCTGAACGAAGGCTCCACACGAAGGGCAGCGCGCAGACTCGGTCTTGCCCAGCACCCCACCCTCCATCATAGCCTCGACTTCCCGAGCCATCGACCTGAGACGCTTATCGACCAGCGTCTTGATATCCAGGGCCCGTTCGTCCAGCACCACGAAAGCCCTCTTGTATCGCCGAGCACTTCCGCCAGTCCTGCCTCCGGTTGCCTTGCCGACCTCGCCGGCCTCCCGCTGAGACCTGGCTCGCTGATCCTCTCCACTGTCAGCCCGCAGGGCCTTGCTGAAGAGATTCTGGTAGGCGTTGAGGAACTTCTCGGGAAGGAAGTAGAGCACATCCAGCGAGACCTGAGCATGCGGCACGCCAGCCGCAGCCCGAATCTCGGCGAGCCGGGACCGTACCTTGTCGTCTAGGGCGTCCGTCACTTTGTTATTCCCCTCGGCCAGCAATGTAGCGCTGGGTGGCCTTGTCGTTGGGCTGGATCTTGATCTCGCCCGTGGTGACGTCCTCGATGATGACCCGCTTGGTGGACCCTGTTGGGGTCGTCAGTATGGCAGCTACCAGTCCGATGACTACCCCCAGCCAGATGTTCCAGGCCAGAAAACCTGCTGCGAGGGCACCACCAGCGCCGAAGATGATGTATCGGTTCATGGCAATACCCTATCGCGGCCAGCCGGGGGCAGCAATGTACTCAGCTATTCATCATTCCTGTTGATCTGGCGGAAGATGCCTCCGGGTTGCTTTTGATGCATGACCCAGTGTCGAAGTTCGGAGAGATCGTCGGAATAGGATTCCCATTCCCAGATGACCGAGGCGCGGCCCTCGTGATCCCACACCAAGCCCTGTTCTTTGTACTGGCGGAGGGTGCCCAGGACCCAGTGGTGAGGCCAGCAGATGTGCTTGGCGATGGATTCAGATGTCTTGAGGCCGAGGAGGAGGGCCCAGAGTACGGGTCGTTCGGACCTCAGTTCGTCCAGTTGTGTGAGGTAGGCGGCATCCTCGTTGGATACCCCTTCGGCTACGTACCAGTCCATGTTTCTACCCCCTAAGGTAGACACTGTTGTCGGCGGGCCGAGCGCCAGCGAGGGCGCCCGACGTCAATGGATGTCACCGCAGGAGGGTTAGTTGCCCTCCTCCTCTTTCCTCAGCGAGTAGGCTCGGCGGCTCAACCGCTTCATCTCCTGGCTGTGTGGACGGTAGCTGTAGCTCTTGCGGTAGGTTACCCGCTTGACCTCCTTAGCTGCGATCAAGCGGTCGAGCTCGGTATCCACCCAGTCCCTGTCGCGCTTGAGGAACTCGGAGATGGAGCGGCCGCCCCTCTTGCCCTGGCAGATGGCCCAGGCGACTGGATCATCGGTGCGGAGTTTGAGGAGGCGTTCGTTGCGGGCTTCGATCGGGTCGTTATCGTCCATGAGGGCCCTTTCCTTCGATGATTTGGCAGCAAGCAAGATACAAGTATCTTACTGCTCAATTCTTTCGCTTACGCGGGTGATTTTACGCGCATGCGAGAGGATACCGATGTAGACATTGACGTTTGACAGTAAAATATTGACAGCCTGGTAGAGATACGTCAATGTGCGACATCGGAATGACTTTCCTTATGCGCGCGTCGCGGGCGCGGACTCCTCGGCAGTAGCTCGCCAGGCCTTGCCGGCGCGGGCGATGGTACCCTTCTCCTCGAGCCTTTGCAGCGTTTTGTAGGTACTGGCGTAGTTGCGGTTGAGCTGCTCGGCGATATCCTTGGTAGTCCAGCTGCCGCCCTGCTCGAGCATTTCCACGATGGGGTGTTTGTCACCCCTCATCATGGGCTTGTCGCGAACCTTGCGCCCGGGCGTCGTTGGTGTGGGATCGTCCTTGGGCTTGGTGGGTTCGAAGTAGGGGGTCCAGGCATGGTTGTCGAGGCCGGAGATGGTGTAGTAAGCACCGGGGGCGGACTTGGACTCGAACTCCATCTTGATCTGACCCGTGAAGCCCTTGGTGCTCTCTACCCTGCTGATGTAGAGGCTGTCCTCGGCCCATGCGTGGTTCGCCGTACCGCCCAGCATGCGCTGACCACCGCGCTTGTCATCTCCGCCCTTGCCCATGTGGTGCACGAAGCGCATAGCGCAGTTGTGCTTCCGCATGAGAACCTTCATGGGCTTGAAGATCTTCGTGGTCATCTGCTGGCTCTTGTTCTCTTCGACATCACCCGCTACGTTCATGAGAGTGTCGACGATGACAAGAACATAGGGGGCGTCCTCGGCAGTAGCTTCGGTCAGCGTTTGGTCGAGCCATTCCTGCCAGTGTCCCTCAGAGGCTGTGAAGCCTTCCATGAGGTAGATATCGATGTTGGGGTCAAACTCCTCATCGGAGCCGGGTACCCAGTAGACAACGCCGGAATCCAGCACCATCTTGTCCGTGCTCTTGCCCTTCCAGATCTTCTTGGTGCGGCTCTTGACTGTAACCGCAGAGTCCTCTTCCTGGATGTAGAGGACCCTGCCAGGCTTCATGACTCGGAAGTAATCGAGAAAGAGGCTGCCAGTGGCGACACTCAGCGCCATGTCGAGGGCACACCAGGACTTGAAGGACTTGGGGGCGCCAGCGATGAAGCCAACCGAGCCTTCCGTGGCGATGCCATCGATCAGCCACTTGGGCGGCTTGACGTCTTTGAGGAAGGCGGCGAGTCGTTGGGGGCGAGGCTTTGGTGCCTGTTCTTCCTCAATCGCTTCCGTAACTTCCGGATCGCGCTGATCGATAGCCTTCGTCGCTTCGGTGATGAGGCGCTTGAGCTCATCGGCCCGTCCCTCGAACTTGTTCCACACCGAGGGTCGTACGACGGCCACGATCTCCTGAACCGTGCAGCCAGCATCGGCCAGGCATCGGATGAGATACCACAGCTGCTCACTGCGGTCGCCGCTGATCTGTCGAGCAGAGAGCATATCGCGGGCACGCTGATTGAGCTTCAGCTTTATCCGCGTCATGACCTTAGCTCGGTCGATGGCATTGATCTCAGACTCAATGACCTCGCCGAGCTTATCCATCGTGAGTGCGCCCTTGACCTCGGGAAGGCCTTGGAAGTCACTCATCTCGTACATCGGGCCGCGTTCCCAGAGGAGCTTGCCCATGCGAGGCTTACCGTTGCGCCGGTATTCAGGCTTCCAGTTTGGCCAGCCCGGAATACGCAGCAGCTGAGTAGTATCCCACCCAGACTTGTCAGCACCGAGGTAGTAAGTCAGTCGCTGGTTCTCATTGCCGGGCCAGCTCGCACCCTGGAAGTCTCCGATCTCGGGATTACCGAGCCAAAGCGCCTGGTATCGACCGGGCGAGGACTCCCAAGCTACCGTGGGCCTGAACTCTTGGTTGCCCTCGAGGATCCGTGGGTCAGCCTCATCCATATCTGCCCAGAGCGCATGCTCATCCATGGCAGTTTCGGCTTGGCGGTCTGGGGTCTCGAAGAGACTGGGACACCAGTACAGGTCATGACCGATGTGTTCGGCCATATGTTCCAGGATGGCAGCCTTTTCCTGAGGCCACTTGAAGGCTCGGTTTTCATGGAAGCCAGCGCGGCGCTCCCCCGTCTCGATCTGCTTTTCCCTATCGATGTGTGGGAAGAAGCAATACCCCGACTGCTTACCCCACGCACGCGAGATAATGCGCAGGGCTTTGTTGAGATCGACTGCCGGCTTCGGTGCTACTGCCACAGTGTACCATCCTCCAGCTTCTTGTTGAACCGCTCCCAGATGTCCAGGATTGCTGAAGTCTTGGGGTCTTCGGGGTCAGCTCGACGACGACGGCCCTTGGTCAGGTTGAATTCCGATCGCCAGAACCTCTTGATGGCGTCGATAGCATCACTACGTCCGGCTTTTCTGCCGGTGTCGATACCCTGACTGTATGCCCGGGCGACCATGGTATCCAGCTCATCCATGTCCTTGGGCATCTCTTGGGGTGATTCGAGTGGCATCCTAGTCCTTTCTCGTGGCAGAAAATTGAGTGTGCGAGTTGACCCTATATCGACGTCAATCTCAAACTCAAACTTCTGGAGAATCGATATTCCGGTGGCAATGACGTGGCCCTTGACTGGTTAGCCCCTCGCTGATTGAATGATGAGGCAGTATTCAACCATGACCGAGGAGCCCGGGTTGATTACCCTTGTCGAATTGCTGGAGGACGCCAGATTCAAGGCGTTTTTCCAGACCCCGCCCAAGATGCTGAAGCCTCTGCCGGGACAGTTGCCCTGGCGAGTTCATGTTCAGCGGCAGGCCGGCGGGCCCTGGGCTAAGAAGGAGGTAGCAACTTATGCGGAAGGATTCCGCATCATCCGGCATAACCTTCGGGCCGGCACCCTTCACGACGGGGCGATTCAGTCCCGCAGCATCCCCTTCGGCCCTCCCTTCCGCATCGCGAAGGTCACTCGTGGTGGTAAGCCGGTTTACCACCTCAAAGACGGCAAGCGAGTCCTTGGCACAGATGGTCGCCCAATCCAAAAGACAGTCAAGGTCGACTGGAAACCCTCCCTCGACCCCACGGAAGATGCTCACGACTGGTGCACGTATTGCCGTCGTCCCACTGTCTTCCGTTGGTTCAAGTCCCACCGCGCCCTCCGATCCGCCGGTCTACAGGGGCTCGCAGACCCGGGCGATCGTCGCTGCACGATCTGCGGAGCGCGCGAGAGCTTCATCCGCAGTACTCTCAGCAGTGCTCGTCCGCCGGGGTATGACCCTGTCGGCTACCTCATCAAGCCCAAGAAGCGCAATGCCCGACGATAGGGATCCCACACATGACGACCGCTGCGACCAACCCCCAGAGCGCAACCCTGAGCCACGACTGGGTAAGGTGGTCCTTGGCCGAGGTGGTCGTCATCGCGGACCAGCTCACCGGGGCATATACGGTATTCGACGTACCTTCCTGCGCCGTTGGCGAGCAGGTGGCCTGCCGAGCCTGCGGGGAGCCCTTGACCGACTCCTCCGCCCTCACGGACTGCACCGGCGAGGACGACGAGAGCCCCTCGCCTTGACATCCGGCACATCGCATGGCAGTATTGCCGAGCAACACCCCACCAGCCGAGAGGACTGACACAGCATGACGGACTATCGCGATCGCAGGATCAAGGCCATCCTGGTACCGAGCGATGAGGAGATCCAGATCGGCGAACTCGAGGAGAAGTCGATCCGAGAGTGGCTGGAGGTCGCCAACATCACCTGGCTGTCCTTCGTAAACGCCAGCTCTACGATGAACATGAGCATGATGATCGACGACGACGGCCTCTCCCGAGGACTGCCCTGGAACCCGAGGGCCCACTTCCTCTGCGGCTACCCCACCGAACACCCCATCGTGGGTGATGCCATCATGCTCTCCCTGGCCCACACCGGTGAGGGCATGGACGCCGTGGACCTGGTGCCCGAGGCCGCGAAGTGGCTCAAGGACCCGGCGCGCGCCGAGGAGTACAAGACCTGGCTGGCCCAGCCGGCCGCGCAGGGTTACTTCTACAGCCATCGATTCGCCTACCCTCAGAGGCCGCCGGTCTACCCCCAGCCGGATACTGCGCCGACGGGTACGGTTGACTGGACCAAGCCCAACCTCCACCCGGATCCGCTGAAGGACTGACCCCTCCCCCACACAGGCCGCCCGGGAGGTGGGGTTCATCGCCGGCCCTCATCTCCCGGGCCTTAGTGTAGCCTTGCCATCGTGGTGTGGGGATGGTATACTAATGGCATGACTTCACACCGCGATTGCATTCACCCCAAGACCAAGGCTGCCCGAGCCCGATGCCGTAAGAACCAGGCTGCCCGAGCAGCTGACCTGGCTAAGTTCGAGGCTGACAACCAGGCCTACCACGACACTTATATCCGACCCTACCAGGAGCAGGAAACTGCTCGGAAGGAATGGGAGACCGAGTCGTCGAAGTTCTGCGAGGCTCATGTTGCTTCTGCCAATCAGAATGCTGATGACACTTCGGTCGAGGAGGGATTTGCCGAGTACTCCAAGCGGTGGTACGAGGTCGCTATCTCCACCCTCCACTCAGCCCGGGACGACGCTGAACGATGCCTTGACCTGGACGAGATTGACAACGGTCAGGTACTCGACTTCATCGACCAGGATTACTACTGGGTCGATAGGGTAATCTATCCCAGCTCGGGTGTCGAAGTGACTCTGGTCGATCGGGAGGGCAACCGCAAGACTTGGATGCTCGACGATCTGAAGAGGCTGGAGACCCAGCGAAAGGCCTACCGTCGGTATATCTCTGACGGTATCGGTGACACCGACGGGTACTACGCCCCGATCAGTTTCGAAGCCTGGTGCGCCACGCTCGGCAAGGGCATCTGACGGACCTTGACCCTATGCCACGCAGATGGTAAGATTACATCGTAATCGCACGACAACGAGAAAGGACTGATGATCATGCAACTCCCGATTCAGCTGACCCCGCGACACCTCCTGGACCACCTGCGGTTCCCGCCCGCCGGCACCAAGTGCGGCCGATGCGGCATCACCCCGATCCACAACGGGGGCTCCAATGAGGCGACAGTGACCTACCGGGGCAAGCACTACTGCCCGTTCCACTCTCCGGTCGGCGAAGTCTACGTGCCCTGCACGAAGTGCGGGGAGAAGCCGGTGGTCAAGGCCCTCCACATCGAGGAGGACCCGGTCTGCGACGACTGCATCCGACTGATGATCGACCAGGCGAAGGACCAGGCTGACCGTGAGGAGATGATGCCGGGCTACAACCCGATGACCCCAGGTCCTCACCCGCGCATCACCACGGTCTACGAGTTCAGCAACGACGAGGGTGGTTGCCCGGGCTGGAACGACAGCTGCGGGAACACGATCGAGGGTGACGCCGACCTCTGCCCGGACTGCACCATGGGTCGACTCAACGCCCAGTCCCCCCTCCCGGGTACCGACCGACGTAACTACTGCTAGAGTCTACCTGCACCTTGCCCCGCTTCGGCGGGGCTTTCCCTTGGAGCTGTAATGAATCTCTTTGCCTCCCTGGTTTACGCAAGCTGCCGGGTGATAGCATGGGGCCTTGCCATCATCCTGGGCTTCCTCGGCGCTGTCTTCGTCATGACGGTCATGTCCGTATTGTGGTCGATCAGTCAGCTCGCCGGCATGACCTTCCTGGGCTTCATCATGTTCTTGGTGTGGGTCCTGTTCTATAAGGATTAGCCATGGCCTGAACTTTGACAGAATGTCATTTTGGCCGATGCCTTGACTCAGCCCGGCTAACGAGGTAAGGTGGGGGCACCCCCCATCACCGCCCCGACCGAGGACTGAGTTAGATGCCACGCAACCTCGAAATGTCGCCGATGTATCAGTGCGGCGAGTGCGAGACCCTCTTCCTGCAATTCGTGACGCAGGAGCTGGATGGGTACACTTACGACCTTTGCCCCAACCCCTCCTGCAACGGCCCCCGAAGTCTCTGCAACCCGATCCAGAACAATGCCGTTTGGTGGCTCTTCACGCACATCGTGGCACACTCTGGCATGGGGGAGACTCGACGCATGCATCTTCGGTGCATCGCAGAGTCTCAAATGGGGCCCTGGAACGAGCTCTACCGGCTGTTCTGATCATCACACCATCATCACAGGAATCTCGCATTCTCCGTCTTCGCATCCACCCAGATGCGGGGACGGGGTGTGTGTAAACTCCCCTGCTGTATGCCTTGACTTGATGCCGGCATCATGCAAGTATGGCCCCATGCCCCGATAGGGCACACCACCTACTGACCGAGGAGGGTGACCGCGATGGCGGATGGCGTCGAGGAGAAGACGTATTCTGCAAAACAGGTCGCTACGCGCATCGGAACCGATGCGAAGCAACTCAGGAAGTTTTTCAGGGACCCGCAGTCGGGTTACAAGCCGGTCGGGCAGGGGGGTCGATACGACTTCCCGGAGTCCGAGATCCTGAAGATCAAGACCGCGTTCGATGCCTGGAACTCCACGAAGGTTCGTCGCAATCGACAGCCCAGTGCTGAGAAGAAGCTGGCCACCGCCGCTGGGCTGATCCCCGGTCAGCGCACGAAGTCGCCGGGGACTGACACCCCGCCCCGACCCCGACGCCGTGCGCCCGAATCGCTGCTCAAGGATGGGCTGCACGGCAACGCCCTCGACAATGACAACTTCTCCGAGCGGACTGCGGGGATAGGAGCACGAGTCAAGCGCCACGGCCTGGTGCCGAACCAGCAGGGTCGCCTCGTCGAGGAACCGGAGCATCTCCGTAAGGCCCGAGAGATCAAGCCGATCGAGTACCCCGATCTCTCCACCATTCCCGGCCTGTCCGGCCCCGAGCCTCAGTGGATCGACAACCGACCCCAAGAGGAGATCGACGAGGAGCTGAAGCAACAGGCCCTTGCCGAGTTCTTCGAACCTCGAGTAGACCCGGATGATCCGGACTTCGAGCTTGAGCTGGAGGAAGACTGCGACATCGAGGGTACGTGATTCCACACCTACCGGGGGCGGGCTCTTCGGGGCCCGTCCTTGGTGTGTCAAGTTACGCTTGCCGGCAAGGCCTTGACTACCCATCAATGCCTTGGTAGGGTAATCTCAATAGCCACCCCCTTGACCGAGGAGGAACCTTGAAGGTGTTGCCGAGGCCGCATGACCTGCCGGGGACTGACCCACGATTCCATGAGTCTCGAAACTATCTCTCCCCGAGAATGGACAACGGCCGGGAGATTCTCGCCTCCCATGGTTCTTGCAAGGAGCCTGGCTGTGGCTACCGAGCTGCTTGGCGCTCTAACATTGCCCGCGACAAGGGCATGTGGAAGCATCGCGCCGAGAAGGTGGTCGCGGAACGCATCCGCTACTTCGGCAAACGAGTCGGTAACGACCCCGAGAAGATCCGAACTCTGGTCAAGGAAACCGCCGACAAGCATACCCACACCTTCGGGGCCTGGATGAAGCTGATCGATGACTTCACCCAGACTCTCGCCGGGGCGGGTGTGGACGATCTGCCCGACTACAACTTCAGGGTAGAATACGACCTGGGCAACCATGCCCTGGACGTGGCCAAAGCTGTGATCGACCAGGCCTATGAGTTTTAGTACTTGGGGCAGTGAGAATACGTACTGCCCCAAGTAAGCTCGGCCTTGACTCGGCGGGCAGGGAGATGCAATGATCGATGCATCGCCCCCCGCCGGGGGTCGATTCGAGGAGGTTTTATGGTAACCGCAACCGAGTTG